AGTGGCCGCACTCACCGAGCAGGACGAAGGTGGCCCCGAAGGTCTCCCCGCCAAGCAGAGCTTTGCACTTACGCACAGCGGCGTTACGAGCGTGGACCACGTTGCCGCACCGCATTGAACTCTTGAGTTCCTTGCCGCAGTTCGTGGTGAGTGTGAGGGTGTAATTCTCCATCATTTGTCTGTGTGTTTGTGTGTGTGTATCAGAGGCAATCGTCCATGGAGATTTCGTCAGCAGGACAGCCGTAGCCATCCTGAAGGGCGGCCCAGCGGACAGCGTCCTCCAACTCCAACCCCGCAGGAACTTCGGAGAAGTCGCACCAGGTCTTGCGGATGACGTGTGCCTTGGCTGGGTTCTTCACCTCAACCTCAACCTCCTTGCGGCGGTTGGTGGCCTCGTCCCAGACCACGTCAACCTTGGGTGCGGTCTTCGCAGTGCGCTTCTGTGTGTTGGAGAGCGACTCCTTCTGAGCCTTGGCCTCCAACTTGCCGTTGCTGTCCTTCGGACCTTTGCGGGCCTTGCGCTGAAGGGACTTGGCGGCGACCGACTTGGTCTTGGTCTCCATCGGCTTTGCCGCCATGCGGACCACAGGCTTGCTGTGTGTCTGTGACACGGAGTCGTAGACAGCTTGGATGGAGGCCGCCTTGAGCTTGTCAGCCTTCTTGGCTACCTTGGTAGCCTTGCGCTCCTTCTTGTCTGTGTATGCCTTGAGAGCCTTGCGGTCCTCCTTCTCTGCGGCCCAAAGAGCCTTGTTGGCGGCCTTCCTGCCTTGCAGGGTGAGTGTCAGCTTCTGAGAAGCGGTGAGGGTGTAGGTCATGTTTGCCATGAGGTGAGTGTTTGAAGCCCCAGCGGCGTTGCTGAGGACCACAAAGGTATGGACAACTTCTCGGTAAATGAGCAAAATTGAGATGACAATCTGGTGCGCGATTTCTCCTGCGCATTATGCGTGGGGAAACAGGCGAAGATTCGCATGAGGCAGACACACACGCATGAGGCCCTGATTCGACCCTGATTCGATGGGATGTTTGGAGGGCAAATGAAGCTGGATTGACGAAGCCCTCGCGAAGCGGAGCTTCCTGCATGGAACGGCATGGTTCCGAGTGTATTATGCGCACCGAACTGTAGGGTTCCGTGAAGCGGAGTGTCCAATCGGCTTTGAGGTCAAGTCGGTAAGCAAAGCTTAGGGGGTGTGGTTGTCCCCTCGGAGTCTCTGCGTAAGCAGAGGGCTAAGCCTCAACCAGTCCTTGAACCAGACCAGTCTAACAAGCTGAACCAGAGCAGTTTATGGCAGAATGCTGAATGTTTTGCCGACTGTGCGCATTATGCGTAGGGTCGGGGTCTGCGGATGCGTTTCGGGTGTACGTGTGCGTGTGTTGCTATATGTGTGAATCCCCAGGATCTGTATTACTCACCCCATTTTCTAAGCGGGTACTCTGTTCTAACACAACAAATTAGCTTGGATTCGTTATAATCTGCTTGAAGACTTGCATATGTCAAAAATACCCTGTAACTTCGCCAAGCAGCTCAGCGCGATGATGGACATCCGAGTTGCGATAAGCTTCCCAAAAGGTTTTTTGAGTTGGACGAAAGTCTGGAAGCTGTTTTGCTGTGCTGGCGCAAGGACTATCTTGTTATATTTGCGTCATGAGAGCCAAGAAAAGGAAGATCAAGAAGAAGGGTACTTACGACGTTGAGGTTGACGGTAAGACCTACCAGGTAAAAGGAAAGAAGGTAGAGAAGCGCGGGGGTCGTGTAACGAAGTTCAAAGCCAAAGGTGAAGGGGACGGCTTCAAGATTAAGATCAAGGACAAACTCAAGAAGAGCAAGAGCGGCCTGGTCAAGAAGGATAAGAAACAGAGTAAGTACAAGTAATGCTAGGATTAGGAACATCAATAACTACAGGCTCTGTGAAGGCTAACCCCTATCCAAGTAAAGTTCTTTTTGAGAGAAGCGGGAATTGGACTTCTGATGACACAAGTCTAACTACATATAGAGCCAACCTGTCTGTTGGCACTACAGAGGTTGCAGGAATCAGCAACTATCTAGTCATTGAAATGACTTACTCAGGCGCCAGCGACGAAAGCGTAACGGACCCTAGGCTTAGAATTAGAGAGTCTGATTTATCAGGAGGTCTTTCTGACTACTTCGACAACAACGTTGGGGGAGACTATAAAATCACTGCGAAAGCGTTGTGGCCTTCAAGCAACAGTGGGACTATCGGAAACTCTTCTGTGCAGCCTGTAATTGGAGGTGTAGGTAGCGGACAAGCTTTTGGAACTGCCGATACTTGGGTTACAAGGTCAAACACAGAAGCGACAGAAGACAACGACATTTCAAACGATACATTTCCCTTTCAAGTGTTTTTCTTAGATAGTGACGTGGGTGAAATTCTAGATGGAGACAAGATGTATTTGACTGATCTGAAGATAGAGTTTATCGCTGACTAATAATAACTATATTTGCCTCATGGATACTACTCTTATTGATACCATCCCCGCCGTGATCGATACCGTCACCGCCGTGATGGACAACCCCGAAGTCGTCATAGACGCTGTCGAAGAAGGCAGTGCCGTCTGGGACTTTATCGTCACGAACATTGGAGAGCTGGCTATCGGAATCCTTGCTTTCATTAAAATCATCGTCAACATCACCCCTACGGAAAAAGACAACAAAGTGTTTGGATGGCTCGATAGCCTCGTCAACATGATCGTTTCAGACAGAAAGAAGAACTAATGGTGAAAGCTAAGAAGACATACAAGAAGGGTGGAAAAATGAAACCCAAAACCACGGCAACCGCAAGGGGTGGATCTGTGGACGGAATGGCTAGAAAGAACTTCATGAAAGCCAGGAATAAAGCCGCTGAGCACATGAGAGGTTCTGCTCAGATGGCTGGTAAGGACGATAAGCCTTCTGATTCTCTTAGGAAGAGAAAATACAAGAAGGGCGGTAAGGTCGTCGCTCAGGGTGCAGACAAGAAGGACGTCCGCCGAGAGAAGAAGCAAGACAGGGTAGCAGCTAGAGCCGCCAAGAAGGCCAAGCGTGTTGGAGACCGCAACTTCAAGCGTGACGTAAAGTCTGGTAAACTCAAAAAAAATTACGGTCATGGCGGTAAGGTTGTTGCACAGGGTGCTGTCAAAAAGGCCGTGCGCCGCAAAACCAAAGGTATTGACCCAAAAGGAGGATCCTAATGATGCAGAATAGTACAATGTCTGACATGATCAGACAAATGATGGAGCAGAAGCAGGGTGGTCAGCGCGTTCGTCGCGACAAAGACATGCCCGAAGAAATGATGATGGGGCAGGACGCCTCTACCGTAAGGCAGGAGCAGGCCCCTGACGGGAGCATGCGGGAGTTCGTGTGGTACACCCCAGAAGGTGACGGCCCCATGTATGACGCTCCCGACTCTGAATGGGAGAGCCAGACTGGTGCTATCAAAATCTACGGTAATTGGAACGAGTACGCCCAGGGTCAAGACGACCAGGGTGTCATGTTCCTCCCTGACGATCAGTTCCCCTACAGACAGGGAGAGAACGGAGAGTTCATGCTCGACGAGTCCGTGAAAGAAGGGTCTATGCAATCCCCCCAGTTTGAGGAGACCATGCGCGGAAGAGAAGAGGGTGCCGAAATGGGCAGGAACCTCGGTGGTCCTGGGGCGTCCAAAATGGAAGACCTCATGCAGAAGCTTGCTGACAGGAACAGGAAGATGGGGATGGGGGGTAAGATTTACCGAAAGGGAGGTAAGTTCCCAGATCTCACTGGAGACGGAAGAGTCACCTTTGCAGACATCCTTAAAGGAAGAGGAGTAAAGCGATGAAAGCAAAAAAGAACCCCAGAAAGGTCGCTAGGCAGGCCAGGAAAGAAGATAAGTATACGGCTCGCAATAAAAGGATGCCTGATCCCAGGACTCCTGAGCAGAAGGCATCTGCATACCGCAAGCGCCGCAACAAGCGTCTCGTAAGAGGAGCGGCAGGGCTTATTACTGGCGCTGTCGTAGGAGGCGGAGAGTACAACGTCAGGCAGCGCAAGTCATGACGGGGGGCGACGACAAGAAAAAAAGAGGTGCAGCCGCACCGTCATCCGCTAACCTCTATGGGGGAACCCTTAGGCAGCGGAAGCCGAAGCCCGCAAAGGCAAAGAAGAAAAAGGTCAAAACCGTTTCGGGTAGAAGCGGAAAAGGCTTTTCCAGACGCAGGACAGGCGGAATAAACTTTGGTAGAGGTGGAGGAAGAGGAATGAGGACGTCCAGGTCCTGTAGAAACTGATGGGAAGCAAGGGTTACTTCAACCCACGAATGAAATCAAAAGACTTCAATAAGAAGAGGAATGAAACTGTCCAAAAATTTGACCCTAAGGGAATGCACAAGAAGCATAACAGCATCCAGAAAGGGAATCGACAATACTCCAAAAGAAAAGGAAATAGCTAATCTCAAGCAGATAGCTGAAAATGTCTTTCAACCTCTCAGAGATCACTTTGGAGTCCCGATCTACGTTTCGTCGGGATACAGGTCACAGCAACTCAATAAAGCCGTGGGCGGCAGTAGCGTGTCTCAGCATTGTCAAGGCCGCGCTCTTGACTTGGATGCTGATGTCTTCGGTGGGGTAACCAATGCGGAAATATTTCACTATATCAAAGACTGCTTGGACTTTGATCAGCTCATATGGGAACTCGGTGATGACACCAATCCCGCATGGGTTCATGTCAGTTACAACTCCCCCACTGAAAACAGAGGGAGGGTCTTGAGGGCTTCGAGGAGGTCTAGCGCAACCGTGTACTCCCCATGGTAAAATTTACTCCAAGAACCTGTACATTTTTCATGGTGTACTACAAGCGTCCTGAGTTAACAAGGATGTCTATGTGGCACATGGCTAAGGCCATAAAGATGTTTAATGAGGCGGGCCACAAAACCAAAGGTATTGTAATTGGCTGCGGAAAATGCGAACCAAAAACCAAAGAGTACGCTGAGAAATTAGGGCTTCAGCACTTCGAAAAGCAAAACAATCCTCTGGGAAAGAAGTTTAGCTTTGCGTTCACTCAAGCTCTTTTACAAGAGACTGAATATATATGCTGGGTCGGAAGCAACAACTTTCATTCGAATGACTACTGGAAACACTGCATAAAGGTCATGGGGGGGCAAAGAGAAGTAAGCTTTGGGTCTAACAGGTTCTGCATCGTCAGTTCCGACCCTGAAAAACAAGAGACCTGTGTGTTTAAGACAAGAGAGAAAATGCATCTTTGTTCTTCGGGTCAGTTTTACTTAAACTACTCATTATCCAGGGCTGTAAACTTTAGGAGTATATACTCCGACAATCAGACGTGCAACTTTGACGGAAAGATCAACGGTGCAATATCTGGTCAATGGGATTCAAGTGTAATAAAGACAATACGTTCAGAAGAAAACGATTGCTTTGACGTAAAAAACGAAGAGAACATTCACTCTTACGAATCGTACATCAGGAAAAGAGGGGGAACTTATCCGCCCCACAAAGACAGAAAACAGCTTGTAGAGGAGTACGAAGAGATGAAGCTTTTAGATCTTGGATACTTCAAGCCAAGCTGCGATAAAATCGTTGAACCAGGAGCCGACCTTTCTGAGTTAGAGCGTATCTAACCCTGTAGTTGTATTTAGTCTCGTCTCTAAACAAGTGATCATCCATCTCTTGAGAGGGCGTGAGCTTGTCAAAATGCTTGTATAGCATCCCGTCGTTGACTAGCGGGTATATAACTCTGTTGGCTAGGTTGTCATGGTTCATTCCGTACTCCTGAGATGCATACGAGATGGTAAAGAACTCAAGATCGTAGGTCCAAATCAAGAACTCAAGATGACTCCAAGATATGTCGTTACTGTCGCAAAAAGAAAGCCTAACAGAATGTAGGTTCTTGAGGTGATTGTTTGCTACGTACCCCTCTCTTAAAAAAGAGAAGTCCCTAAACATGCGTTTCTTGGAGACTCTTGATCTGGGCATTTATCTCTATCTTTGACACATGACCTCCAAGGACAAGGAATTTATTTCAGAGGCCTACTCTTTGATTGTTCAGCTTGAAGAGCTAATCAAGAAGTACAACTACGAAGATAGGGTGATGTCGGCTCTTATGCTAGGGTTGATTGACCTCGACCTGAGTAAGGACTACGAACAGGGCGACGAAGTAGAGCTTAAAAGCGTATTCAGCTACAATCTGGATAGCAAGCTAGAGCTGGAAATGGTGAAGGACATCATGACTCAGCAATTCCAAGACCCAGACGACGACCTGAGTTCACTGCTGGGAGACCTTGGAATATCCCTGAACTAATGAACGGATTGATAAGGAAGATCGTTATCGGGAAAGACCCGAAAAACGGCATGGCTTATTTCGTCGGAATGAGAGCTGGTGACAAAAACGTGTCAGCTATTATCCCTGATCAAGAGCATCTCCACAAGTACGGCAAAAGCAGATACCTAGTGTACATAGGAGATGAAGGGGGCATTGTGCTGTGGAAGGCGATTGATGAGATGCCATGTATACTTGAGTTTGATCTAGACTTCTAATATAATGAAATCACCCCTAAACTTTATCGTAAAAATAGACAGCACCACAAACAACAAAATGAAGACCGAAAGCGGTCTGGAGCTGTACGTAGACACCAAGTTCAATGAGTTTGATCACAGAACTACAGAAGGCGAAGTCCTGGCTGTACCAGAAAAAAGAGACACTCCTGTGGAGGTTGGAGATACGCTATATTTTCATCACCATGTGGTGCTCAACGGTGGGATGCCGATTAGCGAACTGGATAAGTGGTATATGGTTATCTATAACCCGCACCAAGCTGCATATAATCAAGCGATCGCCTACAAGAGCAAAAAGACGGGGAAGGTCAACCCGATTAAAGGTTGGTGTTTATTGGAGCCTGATCAAGAAGATCGCGAAAGACCTATTGAGTCTAAACTAGAGATAGTGAAGCTTAAAAAATCTCCAGTAACTACAGGTGTGGTATCCTTTCCGTCCAAAGAACTTGATGACATCGGCGTCTCCGATGGAGATGTGGTTGGCTTCAAAAAGAACAGAGACTATAGAATTAAGATCAATGAAAAAGAATACTACAGGGTCGCGGTCACAGAGCTCCTCTACAAAATTTGACACGCTAGGGGCTGCGGTGAAGCTGATGAACGCGATGGCTATTGCCATTGACAACATGATCGAAGAGGTGAAAAAGCCAGTGGATCAGGATGTTAACGGATCCGCGAGAAAGGCCGAACTTCAAGCCGTAAAACAAACCGCTGTAGACTGCAAGGAACTTATTAGGGAGAGGCAGTCTCTGGAGCAAATGATAAAAGAGCTAAAAGAAAATGGAGAAGTCCAAGAAGAGAAAGACTACTCAGGAGGGTTTGCAGAGAAGTTCAGCAAGTAACCATACTCTGACAGACAAGCACTTTAATTGGGTATCTTCGTCCACGACAGATCACGTATATTTTAACGACGAGTGGAATGGCGAATACGAAGACTAGAGACTATGACAAAGAGTACAAAAAGTACGGGAAGTCCAGATCGGCGAAAAAGTATAGAGCTGAACTCAATAGGTATAACCGAAAGAAAGGGACGTATGGTAACGGGGATAAACTGGATGCGGCTCACGAAGGTGGTAAAATCAAAAGATTTGTTCGAGCTGCTGTAAACAGAGCAAACAATAGACCCTCACGCAGGGCAAGTAAATAAATTTTCGACGAGACGGCCCCCTACGCAAAAGGGGTTGATCAAACTGGGGCGTAGTTCAGTTGGTTAGAGCGTCTGTCTTATACACAGAAGGTCGAGGGTTCGAACCCCTCCGCCCCAACAATTAAATACAATGGCAAAACAAAACAGCACTTACGAAGCGAAGAAGAAGGTCAGCAGGCCTGGCGTGCATGCCAAAACCAAATCGTCGAAAAACAAGTCCTCTCAGAACTACAGGAAGGCCTACAGGGGACAGGGGAGGTAACTCTTCCCTATCTTTGCCCCTGTAGCTCAGTTGGATAGAGCAACAGCCTTCTAAGCTGTGGGTCCCAGGTTCGAACCCTGGCGGGGGTACAAATGAATGTTTATGCCACTATGTGTATGGTGCCTGACAGGTATCCTTCATCTCTGGATTGCGTCATGTCTTTAAAAGAGCAGGTTTCAAAAATATACTTGTGTCTGAACGGGTTTGATGAAGTACCAGAAGATCTAAAAGAGGACTGGATAGAGGTAATTCATATAGGAGAAAATCTTGGTGATGCGGCTCGATTTTTTAAGCTGCCTAGTATAGACGGCCATCTTATTTCGTGTGACGACGATCTTATATACCCTCATGGATATGTAGAGCAATTTTTGAAGTACAATTCTGTTTTTCCTGGATGTGTACTAACTCATCACGGAAAGCTGATGAGACCTGGAGGCTATGACATGAAGGTCATTGCTCACGCAATGGGAAACTCTCCAGACTCTGAAATGATAGACGTTCCAGGATCTGGGTGTTCGTTTCTCCCTTACAGGGTTATATCTGACAAGGACTTTAAGTTCGGTGACCACACTGAGTTAAACATGTGTGACATACACCTGTTTGGTTTACTTAAATCTATGAGAGTCAACATAATTACGGTTCCTCATTTAAGAGGTTACTTTAAGTATGTCTCACCGCCTAAAGGCACTACTATATGGGAGACCGTTACTTCAAAAGAAGACTATAAGGAAAAGGTTAAATTGATATCTAAGTATTATTTAAATGTCTAAGTATAAGTGTGAATGCGGAAAAACCGCAGATATAACAGGTAGTGTAACGATCAAAGCGATTGACGGAGAGGTACGCCATGACGTAAAGTGTGATTGCGGAAAGTACATGACTCTTGTCGAAAAGCGTAAAGGCATGCCGTCTTTTAAAAGCAACCGTTATGGACAAGTCCGATGAGGTTATTCGGCTGGACAGCGGAAGCGACATGGGCGAGGTTATTTCGCTCCACGGTCTTGACATTGCTCTTCCGAAAATTCCAAAGAAATCAGACATTCTATTCCACGACCTACCTAAAAGAATGCAGATGTGGCGCCGCACCGATGTGCCACAGGAATTGTCGAGGATTAGAAGTATGGATGAGTGGTTCGAGAAGCCAGCCGAGTTTCGACGCGCCTTTTCTCCTTTCGTCGAGCAAGAGTTTGAGCGCAGGCGTAACGGTGTTTGGTTTTACAATAATGGTGTGCCTACGTACATTACGGGAAGACACTATATGTTCCTCCAGTGGTCGAAGATCGATATTGGCTATCCTTCGTACCTTGCGTTCCAGCGTGAGATCTTTATCCACATGGCTGCGTGCGAGGCTGATAGCCGTTGTATCGGTCAGCTATATACTAAGTGTCGCCGTTCTGGCTACACTAATATCTGTGCCTCTGTACTTGTTGACGAGGCTACGCAGGTAAAAGACAAGCTCCTGGGAATACAGTCTAAGACTGGTAAAGACTCTCAGGAGAACATATTCATGAAGAAGGTAATCCCGATGTTTCGGAGCTACCCGTTCTTCTTTAAACCTATTCAGGATGGAACGACGAACCCACGTATGGAACTCGCTTTTCGGGAACCATCGAAACGAATCACCAAGAAGAATAAGACGTCACAGAAGGGGGATGCACTCAACACCATCATCAACTGGAAAAACACCACCAACAACGCTTACGACGGAGAAAAGCTACATATGCTCTACCTCGACGAGGCTGGAAAGTGGGAAAAGCCCGTCGACATCAAGGAAGCATGGCGGATTGAGCGAACTTGTCTCATCGTTGGTAAGAAAGTCGTAGGCAAAGCCCTCGTCGGTTCTACAGTGAACCCGATGGACAAGGGTGGAGAGGAATACAAGAATTTGTGGGAGGACTCTGATCCCACGGAGAGAAACGCCAATGGTAGGACCCGAAGCGGGCTCTATAGGATCTTTATCCCAGCGGACCAGGCATTGGAAGGATTCTTCGATAAATACGGGAACGCGGTTACTGAAACTCCGACTAAACCCATAGAAGGAATAGATGAAGAGATTATAGATCAGGGAAGTAGAGAATATCTAAAAAACGAGCGGGATTCCTTGAAACACGACCCTTCTGAACTCAACGAGATTATACGACAGTTTCCTTTAACTGAAGACGAAGCTTTTCGTGACAGCATTGAAGGAAGCGTATTTAACATCGGAAAGATTTATCAGCAAATAGACTGGAACAGCAACATGTACCCCAACCCAGTCGTTACAGGCAACTTCATCTGGAAGGTGAAGGATAAGGAGGTGATGTTCTCTCCAGATCCTAAGGGGAGGTTCCATGTTAGCTGGATGCCACCTAAGGATAGGAGAAACGTAATACACGAAGAAAGAGGCAAGAGGGTGGCTCCGTTTTATCAGTATGGGTGCGGTGGAGTTGACTCGTATGACCTAGACGAAACTGTTGACGGAAGGGGCTCTAAGGGGGCTCTTCACCTGTACAATAAGTTCAATATGGATGACAAAACCCCAAGCAACATGTTTGTGCTTGAGTATGCGTCCAGGCCAGATCTAGCCAGTATATTTTACGAAGATGTTCTTATGGCTTCTGTCTTCTATGGGTACCCACTACTCATTGAGAACAACAAGTATGGTATTGTAAGATACTTTGAAAAAAGAGGTTGGGACGGATATGTATTGGATCGACCCAAGCACCTAACCCCCCCAGGATCTACGGTGAAGGTCAAGACAAAGGGGATACCGTCTAACTCCGTTGATGTAATCCAGGCTCACGCGCACGCTATCGAAGCGTACATTCACAGTCACGTAGGGGTAAAGCCAGAGACCGCAGACTTTGGAAACATGTATTTTAACAGAACCCTTGAGGACTGGATAGGCTATAAAATAAGCAACAGAACAAAATACGACCTTACTATTAGTTCGGGTCTTGCGCTTCTTGCGGCTCAAAAAGTTAAGCAAGAAAGAAAAACCTCAAACTTCGAGGGGAAGAGGTTTGTCAGAAAGGTAAAGCCAAAAGAATGGCACCGCTAAGTTTGTTATATTTGCCGTTAGATGTACGGTAAGCAAGGAAAGAATACTGTAGGCTTTCCGAATCCGCTGGCAAACAAGGCGGAGAAGGAGGGCAAGGAGTACGGTCTGTCATACGCGAAGGCCATTTCCTCGCAGTGGGGCGCCGTGGAGCGCGACAACTCTCTGTATAAAAAGAGGTCCAGGACCTTTGAAAGAAACAGAGCTTACGCTAACGGAACGCAAGACACGAGCATCTATAGGCAGTTGTTGAACAGCCTCGACCCGTCGAACAATGACGGAAGCTTCTTGAACCTTGACTTTACCCCTGTGCCGATCCTCCCCAAGTTTGTCAGGATCGTGGTAAACAAGATACTATCAAGTGATCCGTATCCGAACTTAGAAGCCGTCGACCCCCTCTCAGCCTCTGAAAAAGACGCAGAAAGGAGAAAGGTAAAGATGCTAGTCCAGAACAAGGACAAGATCTCCCAGATTAAAGATAAGATTGGGGTTGACTTAGCTCAGGGTCAGGATATACCTGAAACCCTTGAGGAGGCTGAGATCTTCCTGGAGACCAATATAAAGTCTGCATCAGAGGTTGCGGCTCAGGTAGCTACCAACATGACCTTGAAGTGGAATGACTTCAACGACTCTACTTACAGGAGGTGTGTCAACGATATCGCCACCCTGGGTATGGCGGTCACTAAGAGAAGCAATGACCCGAACTACGGTATTAAGGTTGACTACGTAGACCCCAAAAATTTTGTTCACAGCTATACTGAGGACCCTAATTTCGGCGATATCGTCTATGCTGGTCATGTCAAGAGAATCTCTTTGCAAGAACTTCGTAGGGTTGCTGGTGATCAGTTTACTGACGAAGAGTATGAGAAGATTGCCAAGACCGTAGCTAAGAGGTATCAGTACGATACCACATCGATGCGGGCCTACTTGAACGATAGTAAAGGAAGAAATGAGTACGATCAGTATATGGTCGACGTTTTGGACTTTGAGTTTCTCTCTGTGGACACGATGGTCTTCGAAGAGAAGCAGAGCAAGTACGGAAACGTTGGCTTCTATCAGAAAGGAGAAAACTACAAGGCGCCAACCAATTCTGTATACAAGAGGTCTGTAACTAAAATGCCGAACGTAGCTGTCTACGGAGGCTCATACATAATGGGCTGTGACAAGCTCTTCAGCTACGGTGTAAAAAAGAACGTACCTAAGAACGTTCATGACCTTAGTCGCACTAACCTATCTTATTCTGTCGTTGCTACTAATCTTGACGGAAACATTCCGAAATCCATGGTAGACAGCTGCATTGGTTTTGCAGACCAGTTGCAGCTTACACACCTGAAGATTCAGCAGGCAATAGCAAAAGCAAAGCCCGATGGCATCATCATTGATATCGAGGGTTTGGAGAACGTTCAGCTCGGAAAAGGGGGTGAGCTCCAACCTCTCGAACTGCACGACATCTACGAACAAACGGGTGTCTTCTACTACCGCAGCAAAAATCCCGAAGGCGGTTTCCAGAACCCTCCCATCAGGGAAATCGGTAACAACATACGGAACATCAACGAGTTCATCAACCTCTACAATCACTACCTGAGGCTGATTAGGGATGCCACGGGAATCAACGAGGCTATGGATGCCTCTACCCCGAAGGGAGATCAACTTGTGGGTGTTAGGCAGCAGGCTATCGCGGCTGGAAACAACGCCATCTACGACATCACGAACTCGTCTATGGTTCTCTTTAAGAAGGTTTGCTCTGACATTGTAAAGTGCCTTCAGGTTATACCCAGGGGAAGTATTCTGTACAGGGCGTATGAGAACGCCATAGGCAAGGAGAACGTGTCTATGCTTAACACCTTCTCTGACCTCCCGATGTACAACTTCGGAGTTACGGTCGTTAAGGAGATGGAGGAGATTGAAAAGCAGTACCTCGAACAAAATATACAGGCGTCTCTGGCTCAGAAAGAATTAGACATCGAAGACGCCATAGCGATCAGGCAGCTCAAGGATGTAAATCAGGCCGAGCGCCTTTTGATCGTAAGAAGAAAAAAGCGGATTTCCAGGAATCAGCAGATGGCCCAGCAAAACGTTCAAGCTCAGTCACAGGCACAGATTCAGTCTGCTCAGGCGGCGTCACAGGCTAAGCAGCAAGAGATGCAGATGCAGGCTCAGATCGACGCTCAGGCTATGCAGTTGAAAGCTCAGCTTGAGTCCCAGCTTGAAGTCCTTCGTCATCAGCACAAAAAAGAGATTGAAACTATGAAGGCTCAGGCTACTCTTGGATTCAAGACCGACGACCAGGAGTTCAGAGAGAAGCTGGAGGTTTTCAAGGAAGACCGAAAGGATATGCGGGTTGGTAAGCAGACCGCAGATCAAAGTAAACTGATTTCACAGAGACAAGGAACAAGAGGAGAAGTAGGAGAGCCTCAGCCCATTCAGCAGCAAGAAGGGCCGATGACTCCCGACCAAATAATACAGCAAGCAATACAAAATGAGCAAGGCCAGCAAGACAACAGTCAATCTTGATACCGCCGCTAGGCTGGATGTCATCTGTAGGAAAGGGGATACGTTTACTCTTGCGTTGGATTTCGGAAAAGAAATGCCTACAAGCGGTTGGGCTATGGATGTTCGGGAAACTGATACTTCAGCAACTGCGATCATTGAAGATACAAGTTTTAGTTACACAGTTACTAATGGAACAAAAACAAACTCAAAAGTTACTGTTCAGGCAGCGGCTACTGTTATGGCCGCTATAAACTCAGGTCTTTTTGTGTATGATCTTCAGAACACAGATAATAGCACAGTAAAAACCTACTTGTTTGGCACCTTCAAGGTGAACGAAGATGTCACTCTCGTCTAATGCAGAAATAACAGTCGTAATAGAGAATGCGGGGACTATAGACGTCAGTAAGCCCGCGAGTTGCACTATTACGGTATCTGACTCTGAAGTCACATGCATCGACCTGACTCAAACTACTGAGACAGCATGCGTTGCAACTCAGAATGATGTATCCTTAACTATAGTCTGCCCTGTACCGACAGAAGCAGAGGTCATTACCGTATCAGAAGATCTTTGCGGTGTAGCCATATCAGTAGACCCTTCTACGTACATTGATGTCAACTCTTTTGACGGGGTGGTCGTGGGCCCTCCTGGCCCTCAGGGTGAAAGGGGGTCTACGGGTCCTACAGGGGCTAGAGGACCAACTGGCCCCGCAGCTGATCCTGGACCAAGAGGAGAAACAGGAGCTGATGGAACTAGCGGAAGTCGCGGCCCGACAGGACCCACGGGAACCGAAGGGCCTCCAGGCCCCAGGGGTTTTGATGGGCCTCAAGGACCTACTGGTCCTACTGGTGCCGCAAGTACTGACCCAGGTCCGACAGGGCCGACAGGGCCCACAGGAGCGGCAGGTAGCAGCGGATCCGCTGGGGCGACAGGACCTACGGGACCATCGGGAACAGACGGTACAGACGGTGCAACTGGGGCTACAGGACCGACAGGCCCTACATCTGAGTCAGAGTCAATCTATGTTATAGATTCTAGCGGAGGCACGGACAACGTCACGTCAACCGCGTCTACACTCACTCTTGATTCCACTCAGTTTATAAGCACCGCCGCATCGTTTACGGTGTCTAGCAATAACATAACTGTTAACGTAGCCATTAGAGCGGCTATCGGTTTTCACGTAACATTCGAAGGTTCGAGCGGGAACAGAACAGAAGCCGAAGCATTCCTGGAAAAGAGCACTGACTCTGGGTCTTCCTGGTCCTCGGTGGCTGGGGCAAGAGCATTTGCGTACTTGAGAAACGGCGTGAACAACGACCAAGACACGGCGTCTGTCTCTAATGTAATTGTAGATACCAGTGCTGGAGATATGTTTAGGATCAGAGTAAAGACTACTGGGTCTGCTCTGACAACCTCTACTCTAGCTAACGGATCAGGAATATCCATATTTGACATCAACGGCGGCGAAGCTGGCCCCCAAGGTGCCATTGGACCAGCTGGAGCAACAGGTCCAACGGGAGCCGCTGGCACTGTTGGCACTGGTGGGGCTACAGGACCAACTGGTCCCACAGGTCCTACTGGAATCACGGGAGATGACGGGGAGAGAGGCCCCACAGGCCCAACGGGAGCTACTGGACTTACTGGACCAACAGGAGACGATGGGGCTAGAGGGGCTACAGGAGTCACGGGTGTTACAGGTGTCACGGGTGTTACTGGTGTAACAGGGATAACAGGTCCAACAGGAGTCACGGGCGTAACAGGACCTACAGGTGTAACAGGAGCTACAGGAGTCACGGGTGCTACTGGTATTACAGGGCCAACAGGACCTACAGGTGTAACAGGCGTTACTGGGGCCACGGGGGCGACTGGTGTGACTGGCGTAACAGGACCTACTGGGATCACGGGAATCACTGGTCCAACAGGAGTCACGGGCGTAACAGGACCTACTGGTCCTACTGGTGTAACTGGAGCAACTGGCGTAACAGGAATTACTGGCGTAACAGGACCTACTGGTGCAACGGGGGTGACTGGCGTTACTGGCGTGACTGGAGTCACGGGACCAACAGGGGTTACGGGTGTAACAGGTGTCACTGGGGTTACTGGAGTAACGGGCGTTACTGGTGCTGAGGGTCCAAAGGGAGATAGCGCTTACAATGTGTGGACTGCCGAAGGGAATTCTGGGACCATGCAGGACTTCCTCGACTCTCTTGTTGGAGAGACTGGACCTACTGGGGCCACTGGCATTACTGGACCAACAGGTCCATCAGAAACCCTTTCCAATGATCTAGATGTGTTTATTCCTGACGCTACTGGAGAATTTGTTTTTGGTAAGTTTAAGCACCAAGACACTGTAGGGGCTACAAACGCAGACGGCAACAAGACCGCTCTGGACATCATAAAAGAGGCGCTGATCGCTCTCGGAACTTTGCCAACCCCCGTTCTAATAAGGAGTGTACCCTCTATAGGGTATAATATGAGCCTTACGTCCACGAGCGTTACGTTTACTTCTACATGTACCAACGTAAACTCTTCTCAGGGGGCCACGTTGACTCACAGGTTCTACGAAGGGGTTGGGGCAAACTCTGCTAGTGCGACTTACACGCTCATTGAAACTACGACTGGAGTGGCTGGAAACAGTACCACGTTTGATCGTAATGTCACCTTCCCTGCACAACCGACAAGCTCTAACTTTAAGCACTACTATACTGAAGTAGAGGACTCAGAAACGGGGCAGACGGAGGAGTCAAACAGGCTGTCTTATTCACCTACTTATGTGGCGCCTACCATTAGCAGCTTCAACGCCGACAGAAGAGACATCGCAATAGGGACGGGTGAGAGCGATTATCACAGAACGATATACAACGGAAGAACAAACTTTGATGGCACTATAACTAGAAATACACCTGGTGTACTTCTAGACAGATACGCCATCATTCACAATGGTAGTGTCATTATTGGACCTACGGACATTAGTAGTAGCGAGGAGGTGAGCCTCGGAAGCACTTTAAATCATGATTCTGGGTTTGTGGATGTGAACACAACAAAGACATTTACGCTCAAAGTGTGGGATGAAAAAGACCCTTACGTAAATACAAGCTCACAAACTGCTGTTAGTCAGGACGACAACTATAAAATAACCAGGCTTCCAATAAGAATGGTGGTGACAACCACAGAAGCGGGGTCCAGTTACACGGACGAACAGTTCAGGTCTCTCTATACGTCTCAAACTAGCTCAAGCAATAGGGTCCAAATAAACCACCAGGCTAACTCAGCAACGAGGGACAGCAATACAAACGACCTAAACGCCTTGTTTACAGTGCCTAGTGGAGCTACAGCAGGAAGGTTTATATACTTCTTTATTCCGAGGTACTACTTTGAAAATACAGATGGAACGGTTCAAGACATTACTGGAACCGCAAACCCGAACATCGAGTTTATTTTTGACTACAACGGAACCAATCAGTCTTACGTCATTGATGACTTCGGAGAGCTTGATGCCGACTATTGGATCTATGGAAGTAACATACAGATCCAGACTCAGTTTGGAAATTCTTCAAATTATACGCCCCACATAGTTATAAGACTGAAAACAGCTCTGGGTGGAACAGGACAGATTAACAAAATATATCAATTAAAGAACACTGAGTAATGCCTGAATTTGACGGACCTCTACAGCACTCAAATGCAAATGCGTTTCTTGTGAACCTGGCTAAATCCGCAGGAAGTCAGGTACGAGGGGTTGGAATATTTGCTTCTATAAATGGAGCCACGCCTAATAGAAATGGTCTTGCTTCAGATATGCGGGTTGATGGGTATCTCGCAATAATAACAGGGGATGACAAAGCATATATATTTCATGGCGATCCTACCACAGATTGGACTACAGCTGCAAACTGGTCGGAAATAACTACTGGGGGTCAGGGAGTTACAGGTCCAACTGGGCCTACAGGTCCCACGGGAGACGATGGGGCTAATGGTTCGACTGGACCGACTGGTCCAACAGGAGATGACGGAGCTAATGGTGTAACAGGACCAACGGGTGTCACTGGTAGTGTGGGTGTTACTGGACCGACTGGACCAACGGGAGACGATGGGGCCAGAGGCTCCACAGGACCTACAGGAGTCACAGGAGATGACGGGGCTAATGGTGTAACAGGCCCAACGGGAGCTACTGGACCTACTGGTGTTACAGGCCCAACAGGACCAGGTGTAGACTACAACTACACTCCGACAAACTACAGGATTCCGTTTGGCGCTCCCAACGGAGAGTTTCAAGACACGGCCAACTTTTCATTTGCTCAAGGGGTTCTTAGGATTGCAAGTAGCGTCTCAACAGAAGGGGCGGGGATAAGGCTTGTCGAAGGGTCTAACAACGGAAGCGCTTATGTGACTTTAAAGTCTTCGGACGACAATCAAAACTCAAATCCTGTAATTACACTACCTGCATCTACTGGAACGGTAGCATTGACCTCTGACTTACCTACTGAGCTATCTGATCTTGACCCCGCAGAGGTTGAAGATTTAACAAACATAGCGACGAACTCGTCTAAAGCGGTTGGTGACGTAATTGTTTGGAACGGTTCAGACTTTAGGATCACTCACATTGAAGGGGCAACTGGAATAGATGTATCGTCTACCGCTCAGTCTACTCAAGTAGACCCTGTTATATCACTTTCTGTAAATGCATCAGACATAAATATAACAGACCTGGGTGACGTTGGAACGGGCGTTTCAGACGGAGATGTTCTGAAGTATGACGCAGTAGCTCAAGCGTGGTCTCCAGCCTTAGACAATGACACAAATACTAACATTGCCAACACTGAGCTGTCTCTTTCTGGAAACAGAAACTTTGATTTAAACGGGAATTACCTGGCGTTCAAAAACGGATCTAATGTTAGGTTTCAATACAATCCAAACAACGATAAATTTGAATTCGTCAACGGACTAACAGTTTCTGGTGAGTTGGAGACAACTGTTAGCGGTATATCTTCTGGTCAGATAAAACTTAAAGAACCCCTTGCGGGGGGTAATAACGGGGTTATCCTGAAAGGACCATCAACAAACCTTAGTAGTGACGTAACATTCATTCTTCCAGACGCAGACGGAAGTAGTGGTCAAGTCATAAAAACCGATGGGTCAGGAAACCTGTCTTTTGTTGATCAAAGCGGCGGAGGCGCTACATATACTTTTTGGGATGCGGGTAGAAGGCAGTGGTCTGGGTCTCAAGACAATTACTTCCATATTGGCGACTACAGTTTTGGATTGTCTGACAACAGTAAAAACGGAACTAGAAGCTCGTACTCCACAAGCGGTACTGTTTCAAATCTTATTGATGACTTCTTTATCAATTCGTTCGTTGTGCCTGCTGCCTGCACAACTTGTTCAATCAGAGGAAATATAGCTACCACAAGTAGCGCCTTACAAGAAGCCCCAATCACTGTATATGTCTTCGCTTTAAGATTGGTTAACCCAAGTGGCGGAACTAATCAACACACGGTTACGCAACTTATATCCGAGACAACTGAACTTCCAGAAAGTACACGAAGAGTCATCCCTTACGCCTCAACTGCGTCTAGCTTGAGTTTGGCTGCTGGAGATATGATTCATGTGGTGTTTAAGCCATCGGATGTCTCCACGACAGGCACTCACTACTTACAATACAATCACACTATTACACTGTCATGAGCAGCAAAACTTTAAAAAAAATACCTGAAGACCTCACCATCGAGGGGTATGTGAAAACAGACCCATTGGCAAGTGATGCGAGTCTATCAGAAGTGATCTCTACCCTCAACGAAGTCATCCAGAAGACTGAAGAGTTGATAGAAATACTTATTGGCGAAAGCTGATTATATTTGCATTTATGAAAGCCCGCAAATCCTACAAAAAAGGAGGACGAGTCTCACTTAAAATGGGGAAGCATAAGGACCGCAAAGGAGGTCTTACGCAGGCTGGAGTAGACAAGTACAACCGAGAGACGGGAAGTAACTTGAAGATGGCTGTTACGACCAAACCTTCTAAACTAAAAAAAGGCAGCAAAGCCGCTAAAAGAAGAAAGAGTTTTTGTGCAAGGATGAGCGGCGTCAAAGGGCCCATGAAAAAGCCAAATGGAAAACCGACACGTAAAGCACTGGCTCTGAAAAAATGGAATTGTTAAAAGACATGGACACGCTCACGCAATTCGAACTCCTAGCTATTGCTGGTTCACTCATTGGGATGTGGATCAAGTTTCAGACAGATTATACGGCCCTGAAGGCCAGAGTTCACGCCCTAGAAAGTGACAACGGAGAGCTGAAGCAAAACATAAAACAGCTTCTCCAAGATATACAGGAGGTCAAACTTCTCTTAGCTAAAAACAAAGTAGTATGAAAAACACAGCCCTTACATCTTTTGGTCAGCACGGATACAAGTTGATCACTGACACCACCGCAACAACTCCAGACACGGACACGAACTTCGTTGCCATAACTGTGCTCTCAGCGAGTACTACCGTCACGACCGAATCCTCCGACACGGACAGGTTCCCTAACATGTCTACTCAAGCCATCCCAAGCGGAGTCACTGTGTACGGAAGCTGGAGCAAAATTACCCTTGGCGCAGGTGCCGTCATAGCATACATGGCATGAAGGCAGTCAAGTATCAGAAGGGTGGAAAGCTGAAAGTGCTCAATAAGAAAGTGAGCATCGATCCTCCGAAGGGTTATCACTGGATGGAGGAGTCTGGACGGTACTACCTCATGGAAGGGGATTACAAGCCTCACCCTGGAGCCGTTGCTAAAGCGTCATTTAAAACCGTGACCCATGGCAAAGGCTAAAAAGTTTAACCCAAAGTACACCACTGGCAGTGCTAACGTAGATGAAAGAAAAAAGCTGATGACTGAAATCAGCAACATTTATAAAAAGCACAGGGGAACGGCAGCGAAAAGAAAAAAGAAGGGGTTTCCTCCATCGGTGGAGGCAAGGCTCAAGTCGTTAATGAAAAGAAGAGACAAGATATGAAGCCAGTAAAAAAGTACAAAAAGGGAGGTATGGCGGGCCTTAGTGCGGCTCAGAAGGAGGTGTACAGAAGGGGGCTTGCAGCATACATGAGCTCTGGAAACAGGCCCAAAGTGTCTCAACACGCATGGGCCATGGCCAGGGTAAAGAGCGATTTTGGTCGCAAAGAAGCGGCTAAAATAAGGGCTAAAAAAGGGAAGTAATCCCTAACTATATTTGATAAAATTTAATTCATGGAGGAAAATACAATTCCTAACGATCAGCCGCAAGGGGAAGACCTGAGCAACTGGTCGTTTGCAGACGAAAGTGAAGTGCTGGAAGCCCAAAAGCAAGAAGGCCTGATAGATGAAGAACAGATTCCAGAAACCGAAACGGTAGAGGAAGAAGTCTACAAAGAGACCTCAACGGAGGATTCTCAGAGTGAATATATCGAAGACTACGACCAAGATGAACTGGAGGGTGCAGTTCTCGAATACATAAGCGAAAGGCTGGGGTTCGAGGTAGGCTCCCTTGAGGAACTCACGGAAGTAGAGCAGCAGCAAGCAGAGCTTGACGAAAGGATTGAGGTCATCATGGACTTTGTCGAACAGACGGGTCGAGACCCTCAAGACTGGTTTATCTACCAGCAGCTTAACCCCTCCGAAATGGATGACGTCACTGCAATTCAGGTTCAGCTGTCTAGTGACTACCCCAACCTGTCTCAGGATGAGGTCGTCACGCTGATGAACAACAAGTACAAGCTCGATCCTGATCAGCACACAGATGATGAGGTGAAAGTTTCGCAGCTGCAGCTCAAGATCGATGCCCAGAATGCACGTCAGTCTATTGACGAACTCAGAGAGCAGTACGCCGCCCCTGAAGTGCAGGAAGAAGCTGAAAGTCTTGGGAACCTTTTCGACGAGGATTGGTACGATGCCATGGAGGCTGAAACTGCCGCTCTAGACGCAGTCGAGTTTGATCTCGGTAACGGAATGAGCTTTACGTTCGGACTCAATGATGAGTATCGTAACGAGCTTGTCGACAAGAACTCTCGCCTTGACGAGTACTTTGATCCCTACGTCCAACGGGATGGTAACTGGGACTACGACAAGCTGAATGTTCATAGGGCTGTGATTGACAATATGGAAGAGATTGTCCAAGCTGTATATAAGCAGGGAATGTCTGACGGTCAACGCGGTCTAGTGAATCAAGCAGCAAACGTTGGAGTCCCATCTCCGAATCAAGGTGGGCAACAACAGGAAGACAATCTTTCCAAGCAGCTTAGAGAAGCTCTTGGTGGTGACTCGACCTGGTCTTTTTAAAACCAACAACAACAAAACATATAAGCTATTATGGCTACACAGAATCATACTGACGTCGGCAACTTGCTGAAGTCGTCGCCAGATAAATACATCTCCCTTGGGGAGTTGCTCAAGTACAACAAGCCTGACAACAGGGACTTGTTGATCAAAACCTACGGTGACCAAGGTATCACTGGTTTCCTTCAACTGACGGGTGCTACCCGCTCTGCTGGTGTTCAGGACGAAGTCCAATACTGGGAGGAGGGTCGTCTCCACAGAAAGTTCGAGGGTTTCTTCGATGCTTCCGCTGGTAAGATCTATGTTAAAGAGAACTCTGCTACTGCTGGGGACTACTTTGACAACAAGGGTATTCCTTGCCGAGTGAACGACGTTCTCATGACCAGAGACGGCATCCGTCTCGTTGTTACGGGAACCTCTGCTGATGCCAACCCTGCTACCGCTGGTACTCAGGATCAAGACGCTACGGTGACCGTTAAGCGCCTTGACGGAGCTAATATGTCTACTGACGCTGGTACTGGTCCTGCATCCACATCCGCTACTGGAAACCAGGCTGATGTTCCGTTCATAGTTATCGGTAACATCCACGCTCAGGGAACCAAGCAGCCGAACAAGTTCTACCAAACGGACGTGACCAAGAGAACCAACCCCTTCCTCATCACGAAGGAGACGTACCACGTCAACGGTTCTCAGGCTACGAACATTGGCTGGATCAACATCGGCAACGGTGACTACCGCTGGTATGTTAAGGGTGAGATGGACACGCGGAAGCGTTTCATGGATCAGAGGGAGATGATGATGCTGTTCTCCGAGAAGGTGTCCAGCGGAAACATCTCCATCCCGAACAGCCCGACCGACACCTCTAACAGTGGTAAGATCACTGGTTCTGAGGGCTACTTCCAGGCTGTGGAGGATCGCGGTATCACCACTGATGGATTCGGTTCGACCACTACGTTCAGCGATATTGACAACATCATCTTCGAGCTCGACAAGCAGGGCGCTCCTAGCGAGTACGCCATGTACGTCGACAACAAGACGAGCCTCAATATCGACGACATGTTGGCCGCTGGTATCAACGCAGGTTCAGGTGGCGACTCGATGACCGCTGGTCTGCCTGGTCAGTTCGGTGCGTTTAACAACGACCGCGACATGGCTGTTCAGCTCGGATTCAAGAGCTTCACCCGTGGTGGATACACCTTCCACAAGCACGACTGGAAGCTCCTGAACGACCCGACCCTCTTGGGTGCATTCTCCACGAAGCCTTACAGAGGCGCCATGGTTCCGATGACTCAGGTCACGGACGCCAAGACTGGCACCAAGGCTCCTGCTCTGGAGATGAACTTCAAGGAGACCAACGGCTACAGCAGAGAGCTGGAGCACTGGGTTGAAGGCGGTGGTGTCCTCGGATTCAAGACGAATGACGAGGACGTGGCTAAGTTCCACTACCGTTCTGAGTGCAACCTGATCACCCGCGCTGCTAACCAGCACGTGGTGTTGAACTAAGACGTATAGGTAAGGAGGGGGGAGGAGAACAGCTTCCCCCCTCACTTACTCTCTTTAATTAAACTGAAATTCAATGAGTACTACAACTAAGAGGGGTCCAGGTCGGCCCGCTAAAACCACGACCAAACCCGCTGCAAAAGCAACCACATCCAAGCCTAAGACACAGTTCAAAAGGCAAGAGAAAACAAACTCAATTCTTGAATACACCACCCTTAAAAAGAGAGGGGCTGTGTTTCTCATGAAGCAAGTAGGAACCACCGTTCACGACAAGGAGACAGATACGGTTAGAGAAATCCGATACTGCCCCAACGAAGGTTCTGTTTTTGTAGATGAGCAGTCCCAGTTCGCTGTAAACGAAGCGATTGTGTTCAATGATGGCAGGCTGTTTGTCCGCCCTGACCAACCGAACCTCAGGGACTACATGAATATACACCCAGGAAACGTGGCTAACGGTGGCTCTATGTTTAAGCTTGAGAACAAAGAGAAGAAGGCAGAGATCAAGGTTGATCAAGAATTCTTGATGGCTGACGCTGTTTCTTTGGTTAGGGACAAGGATCTCAACGACTTGCTCGGCGTTGCCATCTCGTTCGGAATGAACGTTGATCGCCCAGTAAACGAAATCAAGCATGACCTCCTTATCATGGCTAAAAAGAGCCCTAGGAAGTTCATTGACTCGTTCGATAACCCCGTTGTGGAAATGAAGGCTAAGCTTCGTCAGGCTGCCAAGATGCAGATCATAAAGATGAGCCGTGACGGAGTTCGTTGGTACGACTCTAATCAGCTTATCGTATCTGTCCCTGCAGGTAAAGACCCCCTAGACGTGTTTGTGAGGTACTGCCTTACTGAGGCTGCAGTTCCTGTTGTTGAAGAGATAGACAAGCAACTGAACCGCTAACTCGCATCACAACCCACGGAAAGAGCCGCCTAGAGCGGCTTTTTCTTTTTGTATATTTGCTGTATGGCAAGCGTTCAAGCCGTATACAACACCCTTAAAGACGCCGTTAACAAAGAGCAGCGTGGATTCGTCACGCCCGCCATGTTCAACAACTTTGCTCAGATCGCTCAGCTGAACGTCTACAATAGGCTCTTTCATGAGATGAAGGATGCTCACAGGAAGCAGAGAGCAGGCTTCAACCCTAAGGCTGACAAGTCCTACTTCAAAAGGGTAGAGGAGGACCTGGCCTACTTTTCTAGGTCAGCTACGATTACGAAAGCAAACGGGGTGTTCGACAAGGATCCCAATGACGACCTGTCTAGGATTATATCGGCCACGACATTCGGCACTATCATCATGGGCACGTCTACTCGTGTCCCGATCGAAATGGTGTACGACGAAAGCAAGATTGACAGGATACTGACCAGCGATCTCTTGGCTCCAAGCGAGTCGCACCCCGTTGCACTGGTAGGCGAGGATATTGAGGTGTTTCCGTCCAGTATACAAAGAATCCAGATGAGGTACTACAAGTATCCTCAGGGCAGGACTCTGGCTGGTGCAAGGAGTGCTAACCTCCCGAACTACGCAGTGACGGCAATCGACGGCAACGACACGTTTGACCCCACGAACAGCATTGACTTCGAGCTTCCAGATCACTACCTCTCTGATCTGGTCTTTGAGGTGGCTCAACTGGCTGGCCTCTCAATAAGAGACAGCAACGTAATTAATTTGATGCAAACAGAAGAGGCTGAAAACCAAAGAGATAGAACCTTCTGATGGCAAAGAATTACGTAAAAGTTTCCGAGGTCATAAATGACTTCCTAATCACGCAAGACCACGACGACTACGCTGGCAGTGTCCCAGAGACGTCCATCAGGGCGCATGCCCTCAGGGGTGTAAGGGAGATGGGGTTTGACATGCTGCAAGTGGTGAGGTCCCTCAAGCTGTCTGTGAATGCCACTTCCGATTCTGTTGAACTGCCATGCGACTATGTGGACTGGACTAAGGTCGGGGTTGTCGGCAATGACGGGTTGGTCTACGTCCTGGGACACAATAAGAACATCAACTACTCTCAGAAGATGAAGGAGTGCGGTGAGTGCGAGGACAGAGAGGATTCCAAGACTGGCACGGCTGGGTTTTCTTCCGTTGGTGGTGATGGCATCAAAAGCGGATTTGACTCTCATATCTTCAGGAACTTCGTCTACCAGAACAACGAAGGTAGACTTTACGGCGTTGGTGGTGGGACTCTTTACGGGGAGTTTAGGATCAACTTAGATCAGAACAGAATCGAGCTCTCGGTAAACTCCGACATTACGGAGATTGTGCTAGAGTACATTGCTGATGAGGCCAGAGCAGAAGACCCCAGCGTTCACCTGTATGGAGAGCAGGCTCTCAGAAGTTACATATACTACAGAGCTATCGAAAGAAAGTCCTCTGTCCCAGCCAATGAAAAGGCCAGGGCCAGACAAGAGTACTACAACGAGCTCCGCAAGGCTAACGCTCGGATGAAATCCTTCACTAAGGAGGAGTTGCTCAAGACGATTAGAAAGAACTCCAAGCAATCACCTAAGCTCTAATGATTGACAAGTTTGTACCTAGGCATCTTAATACAGACAGCGATCAGAGATACCTTGAAGAAGGTGACCTTGTAGACGCCGTCAACATTACATTAAATGAAGACGGCGCTAACAGCGCTATTGTTTTAAAGAACATAAGAGGGACTAGGTCATACACGTATGCCAACTATAACGATAGGGTTCCTGACTACCCTATGACCGTAATTGGATCTGTGTCTGACCCTCAAAGAAGCAGGGTGTATGTGTTTGCTGCTTCAGACACAGATAACGCGGATTATGACGACATCATATTCATGATCGACATGAATACGGATCAGTACAGCGTGGTCTTTAGAACTGCCTCAAGCGAGAACACGATTGGAGGTCTTAGGTTTGATCCCAACTCCTTCATAAAAGCTGACGTTCTAAACAGGGATGTTCAAAGAAACGGCACCATCCAGTCTATACTTTACTTTACGGACAACGTAAACCTTCCCAGGAAGATAAACGTAGACAGAGCTTTGGCTGGAGAGTATGAACAATACACTGCAGATCAGTTGAGGTTTGTGATTAACTCTATTGTTCCTGCACCAACGAGAGAGCCTATCTTTACGTTTGAGACAGACACTAGCGTGACAGACAATAACCTTCTAGGAAGGTGCTTTCAGTTTGCCACTCAGTTTGTCTTTAATGACGGCGAAGAGTCGGCGATATCACCTTATTCAAAACTGGCTTTTGTTGACGAGTCTCGAACGTCTGCTGTTGTATTTGATGCGAACTCACCAAACGAGCCTGCTATATTCTCTTCCCTCAGGGAGGAAAATAATGTGTGCGTTATAGATACCAAGTTTGCGACTGGATTTGATCCCGACCTTGTTCTAAATGAAAGCGTAGAAACACCAGATGTAGAGAACATCAGAATACTCGCTAGAGAGGATAATGATGGGGCCTGGTTTGTTGTAGATGAGGTGCCAGTCAATGAAACAACTACAAGAAATATAGCGGGAACAAGCGTTGCTGTGTTTAACCCGCAGTCTGGCCTGTACAGGTTCTACAATGACGCTGGGTATAGGACCGTATCGAGCTTGCAATCCGACAAGCTTTACGACAACGTTCCTAGAATAGCCAGGGGTCAGGCCATATCAGGAAACAGGCTGGCCTACTCAAACTACATAGAGGGATATAACAACGCTGCGACACTTCCATCCATAACTATAACTCCAGAATACATAGGCCCTGAAACCGCTGACGGGAACGGGGGAATAGACACATCTAACTTGGTTACGTTTGTAACTACAGGTGATGCTAATGTAGATGACGGGTCAATAAAGGTTGACTGGACAGCTTTGTTCACCTCCGCATCGGACCAAACGTATGCGCTGGAAGAAGGGTCTCAGACCGTCCTTTCTTTTTCTTGGACACCTAGGGGTACGGTTCAAAATAATACAACCGCAAGTGACGATGAGGTTTTGATGCAGTTTGAGGGAACAGACTCGGATGGAAACAACGTGAGGTTTGGTGTCGGTTCTCCTGATCAAACAGATAACAGTATATTTATAGGCCCAGCTATTGACGCCAACGTCGAGGACAGCAACAGGTGGTTTGTCAACTACCAGTACGTTGCCGAAGAAGGAGACACGATACAGGATTTGGCCGATGACTTTGCCGTGTATATAGAGAACCTAACATGGCTTAATAGATTTGATTACCCATTGCCTGGACTCAATGTTGGTCAGATCACTTCAGGTCAAGATATTCACCCTTCAAACAAAACGGGAGATACATCCACTATAGCCCCAACCAGCAGGAGCTTTGGTCAAGTTAAAATGAGGCAATCATGGAAGTTTGTAACAGAGTCGACTGGAGGTGTTTCATACATACACCCCCACATATTTTATGCGGCTATTGAAGAAAATCCGCCAGACGAGGGTCAAATATTTACTACATACGGAGGTGTAAATCCAGGTTTTGACCCTGGATCAAATCCAGGATCAAACTTCTGGAATCTTTCTTTTCAGAGAGAAAATTTTGGGACTGGGCAAGGCGCAGAAACATACGACTTTAGCGGTGCGGTCGGCAATAGCGGAACCGATGTAGGAAACATTGCAGCTGCATCTGAAGCAGCATCTACTCAGCTTTCTTTTAAGGCGGGGGCTCTTCATGAGTTCGGGATGATGTACTACGACAGGTGGAACAGAAACGGACCCCTGATCAAGCTCGGAAGCGTATATGCAAAAACCATAGCTGAAAGGTCTGCTACAGGCCCTACAGCCCCAGTAGAGAGAAAGGGTGCCATCCATATGAATTTTAACATCAATGGCGATGTGGCCACCATCCCAGACTGGGCTAGAGGTTACCGAATTCTATACGCGGGGAACCCCTATGACTCGGTCTTTACTGGAACCGTATCCAATGCGTTTGTCCCAACTGATGCAGCAGAGCAGGGCGCTACAGGGGCTTCGGCCTCAACGTTTGATCCAGATAGAAGAGAGATATACGTATCAATAGAGGGGATAGAAAAGACCAAGCAGTTCATGTCTGTCAACAGGTCTTACAGCTTTGCTGAAGGAGACGTTCTCAGAGTCGTTCAATACTTTAAGGCGCTGAGTCCTAATCAAGGAGTTAACGCGCCTCTGTCCTCCACAAACACGCTAATTGAGTTTGACGTAGTTAGAACCGTTACTCTTGAGGACGACCTAAACAACCCCCTTAGGTCTGGAACGTACAGCTTCGGGGATTTGACTGACGCTGGAAAGACGGGCAGGTTCCTTGTGCTGAGAGCCCCAGAGGTTGACGCTGGTGTTCAGAACTCAAACGGAGACTACACTAAGTACCCAGGATTTGACTGGTTTCATGTCGCAGCATCTCAGAATGGAAGCGTGACAGCTGACAACAGATACCCCTACGACTCAGACAGTGACGGCACAAACGACGAGCCAGACACAACGAACTTCTGGAAGCAAGAGTGCGTAGTCGAAATACTAAGTAGGAGAAAAAGAACGTCAGACGACATCTATTACGAAATATCTCCTTACAGGGGGCTCAGGATAAGAAGAGGTGGAGGATCAAACGTTTATGGCCCTGCTTTTACTGTAGACAACGGGGACATGTTCTTTAGACCAGTTTTGTCTACCCGAAACCTTTTTGAAAACAGCGCCTGGACTGACGACCCTAAAAAGTGGCAATACAAATCCATTGTCATGGAGTCTGAGAGGTATTCCGACAGAAGAACCAAAGCGGATTGGGGGCAAGGCAGGGCCCACTTGCCGCTTACAGAGCCTCAAGAAAGAAGGAGGTACAATAGCATCACATACAGTGAGGCCGATGTATCTGACCTAAACACTTTGTTATTGTCTTCGTTCGATAAAAACCTGTCTAACTTCGTTGACTTAAACCCCAACTTCGGCGCACTGAACTACATCGGGGCTATGGGGGAACAGCTTATAGGCGTACAGGAAAACAAGGTTTCACGGCTTTCTGTAGACCGACAGGTCATACAGTCCGCACAGGGTGATGACGTAGCCTTGGCTCTTACCTCATCCCCTTACAACGTAGACATCTACTTCTCTGGGGACTATGGATGTGGAGATAACCCTGAGTCCGTGCTCATACAGGACAATCAGGTGTTCTTTGCTGACGTGTCCAGGTCTGCTGTATGCAGGCTTGCATCGAGCCAGCTATACGCTATATCTGAGAAAAGGACATCGAACCTGTTCAACACGATATTTGACAACGTTCGAGCTGCTGCGAACCCAAGAATTGTTTCTGGGTACGACCCCGCCAACGACACGTATTACATAACGTTTGGAAATATGGGGGGCAACAACGAAACCGTGGGCTACAATGTCTTTGGTGGCCGTGGCGGTGACGGAGGGTGGATCAGCAGATATACTTTCTACCCAACGAATTACAGCAACCAAAACAACTCGATGCTGTCCATGTCTTACTACGACCCCGACAATACGTTGGAGTACGACCAGCAGCTCATGCACGTTCATGATGGCAACGCCTACAACACGTTCTATGGGGACTACGATCAGTCTGACATTACATACGTGTCTAAGCCTGACCCCAGTATGGTCAAGACGTATGACGCTCTTTCTCACGAAGGCAACTCAGGCAACTGGGTTGTGCAGTCAATAAACACCAACCTCATGGGTGCTAACGACAACGCGGGGACGCTGAACTTTGTAGAGCGGGAGGGTAGTTACTATGCGTACATAACGAGGGATCCTGGGGGCAGCAAGCACTTGCGGTTCCTTGGTACGATTGCATCGTCTACCACGAACAGCATCACCTTTGACAACAAAATAAATAACCAGCCAGTTCCAGCAAACGCGGAGATGATGGCTGTTGTGGGCGGCAATCTTGTTACTATGTCTACGACAGCTGGAGAGGCCCTCGTTCAGTCTGTTACTGGAGCTAGAACTCTGGGAACTTTGACCGCAAACATAGATACAGCGGTGGCGACAGACGGCACTCAGGTCGTCCTTAGAACGCCCGCCGCGCTGGATAGCGATCCGATCCGAGGTCACTACGCCACGATTAGAATGACAAACAACGCAACGGCTCAGTTTGAGCTATACTGCGTAAACACAGTACTTACCCCGTCCCAGTTGCACCACAATAGAGGACAATAAACTATATTTGTATAATGCCACTACTCCTTCCATTGCTTGCGTCAGCTGGTTCTGCTTACCTCCAAAACAGGGGTCAGAAGAAGCAGCTTGAGCGTGACGAAGCCAGAAACAAAGAACTACTCAATAAGAACAGGGCTGATGCCGCAAAGAGGCAAGCTCAAGTAGAGGGTAGTTTTGGTGTAAACAAGTATGCCCTAGAAGCTCTTGAACAAGCTAGAGGTAGGCAAGGCATTAAAGAAGCTCAGGATCAGTCGAACCTGTCGGCTGCAAACCAGATAGAGCTTGCCGCTAGGCTGGGGGCTAGGGGCGGGGTCAATGCCGCCGCCATCGAGAGAAGCAGACAGAACCAAGTCTTGCAGGCTGGTGCCGCACAGAGAAAAGAAGAGCGTGCCGCCTTGAACAAGGTTGGGTCAGAAAGAGCTAGGTTGGACGATGTCAAGAGATCACGAGACTCGCGATTGGAGTCCCAGGCCGCAGATACCGCCGCTAGAGCGCAGGAAAACCTGTTTAACGTAGAAGATCAAAAGTCTAACCTAAACAGGAACCTTGCCACCAACCTGATCAGCTCGGCCATGCCGCTGCTCGGAAGCATTGGTGGCGGGGGTGGCGGTGCAGGTGCTGGTGCCGCATCCACCTCAGGGTCTGGACTCAACTTAGGTGGGCAAATGGCGGGCAGCTTTAACGATTCTGGCGGATATGAATTCCCAACTGGAGGATTTGGTTCCTACAACTTTGGAGCCACTGATGGTGGAGGTCTTCCACTCCCGTTTCGGCCTTTTCGAATGCGTCGATCTGGCAAGCACGGTATGAAGACGCCTGGTAAATTTAGCCATGAGTCTAACCCTATCAACCTGATGAAGGATGGAGCTAAGGTGGGTGAAGTCACTGGAGGTGAGTACGTTGTAAATCCAGGTCAGGCGAAGAAGATCGCCGAGCAGAGCGCCTATGCAAGGATGCTATTTAAAAAGTTTGATAAAGAAGCGTAATGTCAATTTACACCAGAGGCGTTCGGGGGACAGCCCCGACCAGAGAAGAAAGTAGACCCATCGGCTCCAAGAGGCCGCTCGATGAGTTTAAGGAATTCTCTGAGCAGCACATCAAGGAGAAGAAGGAGGCTGCCGCCCTGAAGGAGTCCGCTGAGTATCAGAGAAAGCAGCAAGAAGCAGCCAATCTAGAAGAAAGTAGGAAGCAAGCTGCGGAAATGCAGCAGGATGCAGAAAAGCAAGCAAAGGAGCAGAGAGAAAAAGAGCTAGAAATGTCTCAGGCCGCAAACGATGCGGGAAGGCCTGACACGACATACATGTACAACAGCCACTATGACATGGTCAAGGAGTTTGCTGAGTACCTGTCTAATCCAGACACTATAAAACAGTATGCCTCTTCTCCAAAAGGTGAGATGGAGTTTAATGGTCTGATCGACCAGCTGATGTCTATGACCAGCGACTTTGAGGCCTACTACAAAGAGACATATGGATCTCCTGAAGACGAAGACGAGAGGTACACGTTCATGGGGTCCGAGAACAGATTCAAACACGGAGTGTCTAACATCGGCGACCTTAACGTAAACACAAGTCACGAGGAGATGATGGCTAGGCTTATGAAGCTAGACTCTCACCTTCATAAGGAGATGAAGATTGTAAATGGTAAAGCAGTCTTCGTTGGTGAGGACGGGGGGACGTTCAACCCCCAAGACTCTTTTGACATGGAGGTGTTTTATCCAGAGGTAGAAGAGAGGGCACCCGTAAGTGGAGATCAATATCTTAACTCCACATTCGATCCAAACTACTTTACTTCTATAGAGTCTGTTGAGCGTCATGTTAGGTCGGCCTTGAATAACGACAAGGGGTTGCTCCGAGACACTATTAGAGGATATATTGAAAAAAGGCAAGACGAAGACCCTGGCTTTAACGAGACTATAGAAAGCATTATTTCTCACGATCCAGAGCGACTGGAGGCTATAAAGCAAACCTTTATTGACGATGCAGTAAGGGCCTACGAAATCAAAACCCTGAAGCCAGAGGACGTTGAGATAAACATTGACGAGGAAGAAGAAGAGGCTCCTCAGGTATCTGAGCAAGCGGAAACTACAGAAGCTGCTGTTCAGGAGGACAATTCCGCTATTGAAGAGTCTACAGCTCAGCTAGAACAGGCTCTTGGAAGGACCCCTACAGAAGAGGAGATACAAATGTTGTTTGAGCCTGAAATGCAAGCCATGCTTAGGGCCATTGGCATTGACATGGATTTTTCCCCCGATGAACAGGCACCTGACGCTCAGTTTCAGAGTGCTGAAACTGAACCCACACCAGCGGACTTACAGGACTTTGCTCAAGATATGGGACTAAACCTAAGGGACGTATCTATGGATATGTTCGAGCCAGACACGCCCCTTGGGGACGCCTTCAGGCAGTACAACATAGAAAGATCCAGGATTAGATCTCTAGTTGATGAGCAAAGAGCACTAAACGCTGAGAGAAACCAGACTATGGTTGACGACTTTGGAGATAAGTTTAGCGGCGACCTCCAAGAGGCACTGGCTAACTATGGTCAAACTCCAGAGGTTCAGACTCAACCGCAGGGAGATCCGTACTATGACTACGGAGACGAGAAGATCAACAAGATGATAAACGTCCCCGCCGCTTATACTACAGAGGGGTCTACCAGCACTAGAGGGTTTGAGGGGGACAATGTTAAACTAAAAACATCTCCAGATCCTAGTCAAGCGCCAAGCGACCTGATCGGAATGTCCTTTAATGCAGACGCAGGGGAGTTTGTAGTTACGCTTAGCGGTGACAGGCAGGTCAAGCTGTCTATTGATAGGGAAGGTAACATGCAGCTAGACCCCACTGACCTGTCTGGGTTCCTTGATGATGTGGGGAACAGAATACCCATAGGACTCATTGTAATACAGGAGTTTAACAAGGTGTATGGTGACGGAGCATTCGGAGCTATAGCTGGAAGATTGCAGAACGAAGCCCTTAGGTCTGCTGGATTGCTGGTTGAATAATTGTTATATTTGCCTCTACAACTTGAGGCATGGACGAAAAGTACTTTAAAGTAGTAGACAAGATGGTTAGTCAGGGAAAATCCTCTGACTACATTCTTCAGGTATTGAACATGCAGCAGGCTGGGGTTTCCGAGGGAGACCTCGCCGCGTACATGGAACTAAAAAAAAAAGATTCAGGGTCGGGCGGACAAGGTTCAACACCTGGACCTTCTACTGGATCCAGTTCGGTAGACGGAAATTCGGAATCTACTCTGGGGTTTTCTGAAGCCTTTCAGCTCTCTGGAGAGCAGGGGGTTAGGATGAACGAGGTGGTTCAGGAAAAAATAGAAGACGACCCCACTGGACCAAGCATTACTCCAGACGACCCCAGATTTGACGAAGCCAAAGAGAGGGCAGAAGAAGCAAAGAGGTCGGGGTCTCTAAACAGGACTACAGAAGAAAGGACTGGGCTTGATTACGAATCCTACTTTGAAGAAAGAAATCTAGAAGAAAATGTCGTACTCAATGACATTTGGAACTGGACTGAGTCTAAGCTTAACGAGGTCATGCCTGAGACCTTCGATAAGCTTGTTAACAGCGGAGACCTTCAGCAAGAGGTCGCTAGAATAAAAGATAGGCCTGACCTTCAGATTGGACAAACCTTTATAGACTACGGAGAGGCGGACATGATTCGAGAGCCTGGTGCTCCGTTTCTTGTCCCCGACTCGGCCAATGCGCCTCAATTCTATGTAGATGCGGATTTTAGGGCGGACAAGGTTTCTGAACTAAGAAACTATTGGGTTCAGGAAAAAGCAAATCAGTTTCTCCAAACGGAGTTTAAGGATCAGGTAAAGGATTACGTAAAAGAAAAGCACCCCGATCTTTCAGAAGACGCCCTTGAAGCTCTTACTGACAAGATGTACTATGACTTCGGCATCGATGTCGACCTCGACGACGACAACAAGATTAACGAACAACCATGGGTACAGGACTTCGTGAATAGCGCTGGATCGTCCACAAGAGACTTGTTTGTTGGGGCGGTTCAGCTTGTTGCTGGAGGCATTAACGAAGTCGCCAATATAAACGACAGGACAAGAGCAGCCAGAAACGCAAGATTGATATCTGAGGCTGGGAATTTTGGACCAAGAAACACTACTGTGTTTACGGGTGACAAAGAAGGCATGCTTACCGCCTTTGGAAACGGAAACTACGGTGCAGGATTTTGGCAGCTTGGAACTGGTATCGGTGAGGTTATACCTCAGACTGCTGCTATCGTAGGGTCTACAATGGCTGGAATGCCCAACGTTGGACTTGGTCTTGTAGTTGCCGCTGGGGGTGGGGGCGCTTACGCTCAAGCCGCTCTTGATCCCAACTCAACAGGTTTTTCTAGACTCGCTTACGCGGGTAGCGCGATGGGCATAGAGTTCGTTGGGGGTAGAATTCTGCAAGGAATCACTAAGGGTAGCTCCAAGTGGATGCTAGAGAACATATCAAGGCTTGAGAGAAGAGGGCTTAGCAGGCAGGTGCTTAACAGTGGAAGAAGGTCCTGGCTCCACCCTCAGGCTGTCAGGGGTGTGTCTAACGCAAGTCAGCTTAGGGGTAGTTCTTCTTGGTTTGCTCATTCTCGCGCACTACTAGATACATGGAAGGCAACCTCCATGAGGCTTGGAATGGGGTCTTCTACAGAGGCGGCAGAAGAGGGTATTGCTTATGCTTTTGACGAGTTGGTTTCAAAGCCCCTGATACTGGGGCAGGAGTCAGACTTCAACCTGATCGATCTGTTTGAGCAAAGTATTCTCGGAGGATTTGGAGGTGCCATGGCTGTAGGTGGGGGTTTCGCTCACGGAAACTCTGTGGCTGGAGCAAGAAGCAGGGCCAACGCCAACGCTTTAGACATAAGAAATCTGGAGAGAAGGGCTGATGAGCTTGAGGTTAAGGCTCAAGAGGCTATCAACGAAGCAGAGAAAAGGGGGTATCAGCGGATGGCCGACAGCAATAGACTGAGGGCTCATCGCATGACCGAGGCAAATGCTAGGTTCTACGACATGCTTCAACTGAGACACCCTCAGTTGTTTGAGGCCGTTCAGAAGTTGGATCAGGAGATCAATGCCATGTCCAACATGATTGATCAAAACCAGACTCCAGACACAAACGTAGACCTTGAGTCTGAACTCAACAAGGCTGTTCAGGAGAGACAAAAGCTGGTGAACAGCGTAGCCTCTGAGACCGTCACCCTGACCGATCAGGAAAACGAAACAAAGTTTGATGCCGCTGCAGAGGCACAGATGAGTCAGCTTGACTTGGATGTCGCTCAGGTTGAGGCCGCAGCAGACGACATGATGAGTAGGATGCAGCGAGGAGAAACTACTTCTGACGCTGTTGATCAAGCATTTAAAGTTGCAGAGCAGGCAAGGCAGAAGAGGTCTGAGGTCAAGGCTCTTATCGAACAGCACAACGAAATAAAGGAGCAGCTGAAGCAAGAGGACGTAGATCCAGAGGTTGCTGCGGACCTTCAAAATCAGCAAGAAGACATTAGGCAGGAGCTTTCTCAAAAGACTGGGGTTGCGGCGGAGGCCTTTGGGTCTGTGTCAGAAGCAGAGACTCAGATCGAAGGGGAGGCACGACTTACTCAAGAGTGGTTGGACGGAACCATACAGGGCCTAGAGAACTCCTCCCTTTCTTCCGATAGGGTTAGAGAGATACTCGATGGGGAGGGTGACTTCGCCATGCTTACTGCGGAGAACCCCAACGCAAAAACTGTAAGTGAGGGCAAGAACATTCAGTTCAACAGGATGGCTCTGAGGTGGCTTGTAAGCAGAGGGTACGAAGGGAAGATTCATCGTATCGTAGGTAAGTACGATGCGGGGGAGAACAGCTTCCTTGTGGAGGATATGACCATTGAGGATTCTATTGAGTTCGCCAAGAAGTTTGGTCAAGAGAGCGTAGCTCACAGGACGGGTCTTGTGCAGGCTGACGGCTCCATCAACCTGTTCGAGGGTAAGCCCGTATATCACGAGACCAACCCAGACAACTTCTTCTCGGTCATCAAAGACACTGAAGGGAACCAGACCTCGTTCTCGTTTATTCCTTCTGACCAGTACATGGATGCTGACGGCAACACCATTACTGGAGAGGAGTACACCGAAAGGTCCAAGCAAAACGCTAGGGACTTTTCTGACATCGAGGCTGCCATTCAGGAGAATCCAGTGCAGGAAGAAGGGCAGACTGAGCAAAAGGAGGGTGTAAATGCGGCTGAAGATGGATACGTCACGGTTCGCACAAACTCAGATGGATCCTCTGCTGTAGTTGCGGGACAAAACGGAGTCGAGACTGCGGCTGAAGCCAAGGCTATAAACAACCTCACCAAACTGGTCAAGGCTCTGTTCGGGGACAATGTGGAAGTTAGGATCTACCAGAGTCAAGATGCGGCAGACGCTGTCGAGGCTGGCTCTTGGGGTGGCCTATTCACAAAGTCAGACGGTAAGAGGGTGATACACATAAACCCTCAGGCGATTAGAGATAACGCAAGGCTGGAAGGTGAGCAGTTCAGAGGAGCCCTTAGGGAGAAATCCTTTAAGGAAACTCTCCAAGAGGAGGTTATGCACTCCGTCATAGGTGCAAGCCTATTTAACCTCTACATGAAGTCCCCCAGGCTGGCCTCCAGGATGGAGAGCCTAGTCATGAAGCTTGCCGAAAAGGAGAACCTTGATGATGGAAGCCTTGGACTGAGAGAGAGAGTTGAGTCGAAGAAAGCTCAGTATGGGAGAGGAGCAATTACTCAGAAACAAAAGGCGGAGGTATTTGAAGAGACTGTCATTGAGTTTCTCTCTGCGTACGCGGCTAACCCAGACAGGTTCCAATTCTCTCAAGTAGACAAGTTCAGGATTGCACTGAACAAGATGCTTGTCGACCTGTACGGAGCTATGGGTAAGACGTTCCAGATTGATAGCGTCGATACCCTCTTGGAAATTGGAAAGAAGTTCTCTGCAGCTCAAGAAAGAGGTGAGACCTTTAGGTTCGATGTCGAGGAAGCTGGGGATCAGAGAGCGTCAGAAAGAATATCCCCCACCCGAATCCCGACGAACGAGAACGGCAAGATTACTGTCAAGATGAAGGAGACGTTCTATAGGTACGACATAGGATTCAAGAAGGACATTGGTAGTGAAGAGATCACTAGGGAGTTTAACGATGTATGGCACTTCATAAACTGGTGGAAGAAGTCCACCAAAATGGGTGAGGATCAACACTTCTTTTCATTCGAAACCACAGACGGAACCCCAATCGACGTCGAAAGAATCAAAAACTACAAGTCTAGAAGAAGTGATCGAATAACGTCTGTTGAGTCATCAAAGCAAATTAACAGCATGATCTCCGATGCTGTGTCTCAGAAGATCATATCCCCTGTGGTTGCCGCTAGGATTCGCAACAAGATAAAAAGGACTCTTAACAAGATGTCCGTTATGGAAAGAAACAACAGGGTTAACTCTGACAGATATAAGAGGGAGGTTGCGCTCGTAAGAAGATTTGAGGAAAATACTGAGCAGCTAATACAGAAAGAAGCGAGAGCAAAAGGAAAAGAGTTTATTAGGGGCGGAATGGATGACGTGTCCAGAGCCTCTCACTACCTAAGGCTTGACCTAATGGGTCGGCTTGGCGCTGATGAGTACATGACCCGCAGGGCCAAGATAAAAGACTCTATACAGAGCTTGACTGGAATCAATCTGAACAGAGTAAAGAATAAGCTTGAGGAGGAAATACTTATTCGTCAGGCAATCATGAACATGCCTGAACACGTTCCCCCTGGCTACTCTGCTGGTGAGTTTGGGAGGTACAATGACTTAGAGTCCGTTAATGCCTCTTCTAAATTGGCTGACCTTGCCATGTACTACACGGGAGAAAGGTCTTCGGAGGTAATAAAAGAAGTTTTTGAAGGAGAGAACCCGATTAAGTTTTTTGAAAACTACCATGAGGCAGCGACTACTAGAGTAAAAGAACTGATTGAAAGTGGCCGCCTTGACGGCACTGTTCAGGATAACATGATGAGACTTCACTTCATCATGGCATTTACTTCTGCTCAAAATAGGGCCAACCCGAATGTAGAGGTTGCCATGCAAATCCTTGAACTGGCGAACAAAGACAAGGGTAGAAGAGGGGCGCACCTGATTCTGCCTCAGGCTATGATCGACTCCATGAAAAAGAGGGGGACGTTTCCTGGATTTGACAAAAAGAACTTGATTCCAGGTCACACTCTCTTAGGTGCCAGAAACTCGTTCGACAAGCTTAACGCTCTGATACAGGGGGACTTGAGTGCGTATAGCAACAAGCAGATACCAGCAACCGTAAAAGACGCTCTCGTTAGAGCAACTGGAACCAGAGGAAACTTTATTGATGACAACGGAAACGTTATGTGGGATTCCGTTATGAAGTTTCTTTTGTCTCCTTACGAGGGCTCTAGAGTTAGAAAAACTGGAACTGTAATGGCTCAGGAGTTGTTCTCTGCGAAGCTGGGTGCGTGGGCGCTTAACCTATCTCAGTACAGCATGCCCGATCTAAGTGTCGCGGATACAAAGCTTTCAGACGTCCTCACTATAGACAGTCACGTCATGAGAACTATGTCCATGCTGTTGGGGAGTAATTACGGATTGGACATTGAAATGCAGATTGAAGCCAACATAGAAAAGCTGGCTGGATGGCTTGTTGAAAACCTGCCCACTCAAGGTGAATTCGGAAAGAGAAGAAGGTCTTTGAAGAGCAATATGTCTTCATATGGTAGGATATACACCACCTTTCCTGTTTCTGACATTGCGAAAAGAACAGGTGTTGCTGCCATAGACATTGCTAGAGACTATTTGTCTACGATCTCAGACGCAGACACAGCAACAAAGCTTGAGGGCTTGCTTTCTGAAGCCATTAACCCAACTACAAAGTTCTATGCAGACGATCTTACGAGAACTAGGCAGTTGGTTACAGCTGTTTCCGATGGCGAAATGACACCATCTCAGTTTGGTCAGCTCTTGTTTGCAGATAGTCAGGTTTCCACGGCAGAGATACTGAAGGGTAAGGCTCTAACCAGCAAGTACGAGACATATGCGTCCGCTATAAAGGCTTTGCCAAAAGACGAGGTCAGAGCATCTTCAAGGCTTACTCGACCCCTTTCAAACGGAGACGCTACTGAGTCTCCACTATACAGGCAGAGAACCCTTGATGAGGCTTCGAAAGTGCGCCCCAACCTCACTATTGATGACGAGGCCGTAATGGAGGCCTTGAGTACAGACGCAACCTCAAGGAGAATCATGGCTAAGGATTCTCAAATATCTGAAGGTCAGAAGGTTGGTGTTAGGCTCAACCTCAACGTAATGAAGAACACAGGGGTTCCCGTTCAGACCATGCATGACAAGACCGCATCGGGGGAGGCGCTTAGGTACGCTGCTGCCGTTACGGTGAAGAACCCTACACTGTATGTCAACCAGAACGCAAGGAGAAAGATCCTTACCTTCCAGGAAAACAAGTTCCCGATGGCTAGTGTCAACGGGGAGTTCCTCACTGACAAGTTGAATCAAACAGATTTCAACGGTGTGAAAGCATTCTTCAATCCCTTTAAGCACAACGTGTTTGTAGACGCTTCTGGAAGACCGATTAAGTCTGCTGATGAGGCTACGATTATAGGTAGCGTAGTCTACCTCAGGGGAAACATTGAGTACTACGACTTCAACGACCCTATTCTTTTTGAAGGTAGGACTGAGACGGAAGCTCAGAAAGAGAAGAGAACCAAGAGAGGCCCCAAGTATGACAGGGCGCTCAAGCGGTTCGCTGCATACTCTAGTAGAATGGGGGTAGAGTTCACCAATCAGGAGGACTTGATGGAGGCATACGACAACATGCCTATCGCCTCTCAAGTTGCGATGAGCGAAAGCGAAGTCGTAGACAACATGGAGGAGGCTCAGAAGAGGGCAAGCGTCAGGCTCAGGCTTAGGCAGACGGCTGGTCGTGCATCTAGAACGTACCAAGGTGAGACCAGAAAAACCATCCTCAACAATCCAAACAACTACTTTACACCTCAGGTCCTCAAGCAGCTCAAGCAACAGCTGGGGAACAAGACAGATGCGGAGCTGATCGACATCATGACTGATGACGGTCTTGGTAGGCTGTCTCAGCGCAACGACGACTTGGGTGTTTTGGCTGCAGCAGAGATGATCAACAGGGCTGTTGCGAATGGTGACATGGACGCTATACCAGACCTCATCGAGGAGGCAGCTGCCATGGGTACTACAGCTGGTAGGATACTGCGACACCTCAGGGAACTCAGGGGAAGCACACCCAGGGGGATTGAGATGGTCATCCTGAAGGAGGTTGAAAGAAGAGGCAACTCCCTGTCGGACGAACAGAAGTCCAGACTCCAAAAGATGGCGGCTGAGATATTCAGGCTGGGAGCAGAGCACGAGGAGCTCATGAAGCGAGCTATCGCTGGAGAGGATTTAGAGGCTGAGCTGAAAGCTAAGACAAAAGAATACAAAGAGGCTGAGAAAAATCTAGAGACATTCGCTAACGCAGTGATCGAAAGAGGTTGGGGGCAGATCGGAGGATTGCTGATACAGGGTAATCTTCTTACTCCTATGTCTCAGATAACCAACGTGGGGGCGAACATGGTCAACGCATTGGGCAAGGTAGCGGTGGACGCATTGGCTCTCCCGATAGAAAGGCTAGTCAATGTCCTTGGCATAGACTCCCCGATGAAAAGAAACTACTCTATCAACGCCTACATACATGGTATGAGAAGGTTTGGGGTGGGATTCATGGAGGCTATAGACCAAATTAAAACTGGTCAGGAGGCTGATGTAACGGAGTGGAGAATGGCTAGGGGCTTTGCTCCATTCAGGTCGCTTATGTCCGCTATGGGTAAAGGAGACTTGCCGCTTGGTCCTGATGGTAAGGTTTCTCTGAACACTCGCGCTAAGCTGTTTGTTCAGGGTACTCTCGGTATTCCTGCTGAGATCATGTTCCGATTCCTGTCTCTCGGTGACACTCCATTTAGGAGGTATGTCGAGGGCATTGAGCTGTATCAAATAGGTAGGAATCAGGGTCTTGAGGGTGAGGCACTGAAGAACTTCTTGAAGTTTCCGACCAAGCAGGCCATGGAGATGGCAGAGGCGGAAGGAAAGAAGCTCACCTACCAAGAGGAGACCATTGCATCGAGGACGGCAGATGACTTTGTGAAATTTGTGGAGAGGATGACGGCTAGATTCTTCGATTGGATTCCAGGGACCGATGGTAACGCTATAGCTAGATTCTTGATTAGGTCTAACATTCCTTACAGAAGGACCCCAGCAAACATCTTGTACGACACCCTGACGTTCGCTACACCCTATGTGGCTATCCCAAGAATGATGTCAGAGCTTAGAAATGGTGACGCTCGTAGCGCATCACAAACCTTGGCTAAGTCCATGATCGGCGGAATGGCTACGCAGGTTACGCTAATGATGATCAGGGAAGGTCTCATATCTGGTGCCATCGAATGGAATGAGGATGAGGAGAGAAACATGGCTTACGACCAGTTCCCCCCGAACAGCATCAACATAAGCGCCCTTAACAGGTGGATCAACGGAGAGTCTACAGCTAAACAGGAGGACGACTACTTCATCTCCTACATGAAGCTCGGAATCATAGGCACCGTGATGGGAAGTGTTGTGAAGGGTGTAGACAGAGGGGAGTTGAAGAAGAGAGACTACAGTGGAGACAAGTGGGCGTCTCATGTTGTGCAAGACGCATTCGGAATACAGGCGTTTAGTTCCATCGCCCACATGATGGATCAGAGCTTTGTTCAAGGAATGAACAACTTCATACAAGTGATCTCTACTGGAGACGAAAGGACTTGGGAGAACTGGCTGGGCACTACGTTCCAAGCTATGTCTGCAACGGTCCTTCCGAACACCATGACTGCTTTCTACAGGGCAGAGAGGGATTACCTTCCTGACAGCAGGATAACAAAAGACATGGGATTTGCAGAGAGGATCCTGAAGAAGTTTGAGTACACGATTAAGTCCAGAACGTTTGGCCTCGGCGAACTGCCCATCAGGAGAAACTGGAAGGGAGAAAAGATCGAGCAAACACCGAGAGGCACAAACGGTATAGCTTACCAGCTGTTCGACATCACCAAGGCTAGACAAGGTGAAGCTGATGCAGTGTCCAACGAAATCTGGAGGCTGTACGAGCAGACAGAGGACCTGACACAGGCGTGTGGAACCCCTGGGTACGCGCAGAAGAGAAAGATCAACGTGCCTAACATAAGAAAGAAGCATCTCAAGATGCTTGAAGAAGAGGGTCTGGAGTATACGTGGGTAAACGACGAGGAGTTCATGGCTGATGCGCTGTACCTAAACACCAATGACCTCAACAGACTGATGGAGGCTTCAGGTAAGGAGAGGTACATGGAGATAGAAAAATTGATGGCTACGGAGGAGTACAACGCAATGGATGACTTCGAGAAGGTTGAAGCTCTCAACGATCTAAACGGAGGGTTCAACGGTGCCGTCGAGATAAACAACGGGCAGTTTAGGAATCACACCACGGTCCTGTTCGATATCATGCAAGAGAAGTATGAGCAGAGATAAAAAATTCAAGGACACCAAGGTTGGGAAGTGGGTGGCTGAAAAGCTTCCCGATGTGGCGGACACTCTCGGAGGCGTGCTTCCTGATCAGGGCGTACTCGGTATCGTCAAGCGAGTGGTCGCGGGTGACCCTGGATTATCGGCAGAGGACAAGATGGAGTTTGAAAGACTGGCCGCTGAAGAAGAGATGAACGCACAAGAGCAAGTGACTAGAAGATGGGAGGCGGATGCAAAGGGTGACGTCAAGCTTGCTAAGTATATAAGGCCTGTCACGTTGATTACGCTGACTTTGTTCTTCATGATTATCATGGTGTGGGATGGCCTTGATGTGACATTCATGCCCCCAGAGAACTACATAAACCTACTTGAAATTCTGATGCTTACCGTCTTCGGGGCGTATTTCGCGGGTAGGACGATAGAAAAGGTTAGAAAGTGAAAACAATAATATTTGTAGCAGTAATTATGATTGGGCTTGGATTAGGATGTACTAGGTTTCAAAAACCAATATCGACGCTAGAGCCGTACAGTTTCACGTTTGACTTCACGTCTGCACCAGACCCATTGAATTCTGGCGGAGACGGAGACGATTGGTTGTTTGCAGCTGATAATGGGGTTGGGTTTACTTCAGGAGCTCAAGTCTACAACACCTCTTACAACCAAGAGGTTGGTGGTAGGGTCGGTGTGGTGAAGTACACGCGCATACCTGGAAGCCCTGAAAGAGGTGGACTGTGGTACGCTACCGCTCCTGAAGCTCATACAGGTGAATCATGGTATAAGGAGCTAGGAAGAGTCAATAGCTTCCCAGACAACTATAAGGATTACTCAACGTGGAGGTTAAGAACAGATATCTATCTATCTGGTCTCAATGAAGCCGCTTCTACTTTTCGGTCGGGAGGTCTTCGTGCGGGTCTTGGGATTTTTGGGTCCCAAGACTACATAAGATTCGTTGAGGACGGACTAAGCCCCTCTTCTTACGACATTGTAGAAGATCAATGGGTGACATGGGATACTGGGGAACAGACTCTAGATCCTAGTACGTTTCAGTTCCCTCCTGAAGGTAACTGGTTTAGACTATACATCGACAGGCGATCAGGCGAAGATGAATTCATTTTTAACACTGATCAATCTGTCATAGCCCTTGACAACTTTACAATAAGCTTTACACCATAAAGAACGAGGGGCCCCGAAGGGCCCCTCTAAGGTTAGCGAAATTACCCCGCACTATGTCGGTGTAACGGTGCTAAGATAGTACAACTGGCTGACCCAGCATTCGCTTATCGGACGGGACATGCTCCAGTATCGCAGTTGTCGATCTCGATATCGTCAAGCGAGAGCTTGTCCAAAGACGTGATCGGGGTGACACCAGCTTTCATCTCCTCGTACTTCTCCTTCGTAATCTCTTCCAGCGGAGCCTGATCGAAACCATGATCACTATGGAGGAGGAAGGAAACAGACTTTGTATCGACGTAGTGGTCGTGAAGCCACCATCGGATAGCCTCCAGCTCTTCCTTACGGTAGTAGATGGTGACGCTAACGCTGTTGTCTGACCACTCAGCCTGCAGCCTTCGGATCACGTCCAGTTGATCGCATGCACTCATGTCGTCAGCGAACTGAGTGCCTTCAGGGAATGAGCAAGGAAAAGATACAACCACCGTGCTGTGGTCCTCTGTACCGTCGAAGTTGCGGACGTATTCTACGTGATACCCGTTAGCCCTAGCAACTCGTGCAAGCTCGCTATCTGTAGCCATTCGGATTCTCCTAATGTAATATTGGGAGTATCCAGGGTGAGCCCCTGGTGTAACACCAGCAAGTAGAGACAGCGTTCCAGAGGGTTTAACTGTAGTAAGCTTAATGGAAGGAGGGAACCCATGTTGTTCAGAGTATTCTTTGTCGTATGCGCGAAGATACGTATAGGCTTTGTCTAGCCAAGACTTTTGTTCTTCAGAAGCCTGAAGGTATCCAGTGACACCAATACCCATCCGCATGTTGCGGTGTACGATGTCCTCGGTTTCCTTAATGGAACACGGGATGGCAAGGCTGTGCTTGTTTACCCTGTACAGGTATCGAAGGACCTTCCTAAGTTCATCGTAGGTTTCGATGTTTGGGAGGTACACCTCAGCCAGACAGCAGGTCTCAAAGTTTTCAAGACTCTGTTCGGCACAGGGGTTGTAGCCCTGAACGTTAGGATCGGGATACTGTGTGTCTCCAGTCCTACCCATGGCACGAGAAGCTTTCAGGTTGATCAAGCCGTAAGGCTCTCCGTTACCCTTGTACCCCTCCCAGAACTCCTCTGGAAGCTTGGAGATGTCGTCACACACAACAGAGTTGTTGGACATGGCTCTCCAGTTCGGGATGTTACCGAGGTCCCAACGCTTGGCACGCAGGAAATCCATATCGTCGTAGTCACCCAGAGCAATCTGAGCAGACCTTCTGACGTTACCAGCCACCACGATCTTGCCAATGATGTTCATGATATCGAGGCAGTCCACGCTGGACAGGCGACGACCAGCCTTAGAGTTCAGGATCTTGTTAATCTCCATCATGCCCCAGACCAGGTCTTCGCTACCGCTGGCGGTACCACCGAACCCTTTGATCTTTGCACCCTTAGGACGGATGAGGTGAGTGGCAAACGTAAAATCCTCACAGGACCCGTCCTGCCAGAAGTGAGATTCAATGACCCGCTCAAGAAGCTGGACCCATCCCTCACGAGAATCAGGAACGATGAAGTCTGCGTCATTGACATCAGCCCTCGTAATCTCGACTTTCTGGTTCCCGACCTTTGGGAGCTGGTAGATGTTTTCTCTCTGAATGTTGAATCCAACTCCGCTACCCAACATTAACATTTCGAATGCCCACGTAAATGGGCGAACAGGCTCGTCCACAACAACGAACGCGCAGTTCTGAAGGGATGGGAGCCCCAGTTTATCTACGGTCTTGGTTCCGAGTTGCCACAGGAATCGGCCAGCTACGGTACCTTTCAGGTCCAGCATGATGTTTCTCAACTCCTCTTGATCGACTTCGTTGAAGTTGCAACCAAGTTGGTCGTTGCATGCCTTGACTACGCGCTCGACCGTATCAGGCCACTCTTCTGTCTTGCCATCTTCGGTAGGTCGAGAGTACGTTCTCTTGAACGTGGGGTATCCTACCTCACCCCATGGAGTAAGTTTTTCTGTGCTCATGTTTTTTTTTCGGAAAGGCCTACAAGATACTCAGAATTCTTTTGAATACCTCCATATTCGGTAGGTATCTAAAGACCTGATGTCGTGTAAGTTAAGTTTAGTGATTAGATCTTGGCGGTCCTTCCTGCGATACTTCTGCTTGTATGCGTCACGTTTGTTCGCGACCATAACAGCATCCCTGAGTTCATCCTCAGTGTAATGCACGAGCTCCGCCCGATCCACGATTGAGAATCCACCTTCTTCTGGCATGTCGAAAGCGATTATCTTGGCGCCCCCATACAACCATCCAGCATTCCCTTGTACGTTCTTCAGCTCCACCCAAATCTCGTCGGGCAGATTGTTCCCTTTTACATCTACACCCCAGCGACCCATGTTGTTATGGGCCAACCAGTAGTCTACATGCTCATGTATGTCCTCAGTGTGTGAGGACTTCTTTACGTCCAGTCCTAACTCCTCTGCCGCTCTCACAAACCGAACCTCAGCCACCCTTCCCGTCGAGCCCGAATAGGCCCTCCGCTTTTGGCTCACCATGAGCTTCGTAAAATTGGTTAGAGGCTTCTCTTACGAGGTCGAGTTCGTAGTTAATCTGCTGTCTCACTTTCTGTGTCAGCTCCACTACGTACCCTGGGTGTCTCTTCGGATCGCCCTCCCTGTTGAACAGGTCCTCGTAGAAGTTCGCTATCAGGCGGTGCATCCTTTCGGTTGCTACGCCGTAGCTTTTTCCCACGTCTTCTTTTGTCATCTGGTATGTTGTCTTTGATTATACTTATAGCTTGTTCGACCTGCTGTCGATTCTTACAAATAAACAGCATAGGTAGCGGTTTTCCAAGTTCGGTTAAGTATTTCATAAACAACTTCCATCGCATAGGGAAGTCGTGATGAGAATGAAGAAAACCCTTCGTCTCTATGATCCAGCTCTCGTCCTTCGCAACGAAGTCGGGCTTGTAACGTATCGGGAGTGCGATGCTGTCGCTCCGATCGGTCATGTCTTTCTTCTTCGAGGTCATCTTCCAGTACACACCCTCGTATCGGAACTTGTCCATGAGTGTATACTCGTGCTCCTCATAGGAGAAAGGTATCCCAGATTCAGCGAGAAGGTCAGCGCAGGCTTTCTCAAGCCCGCTCTTATACCTCCCCAACTCCCTTTTCTTAGCGGACTTCCTCTTAGGAGTCTGTCCTCTCTTTCGCTTCACATGGGAAAGTTACAGCTCAAATCGATGCGAAGGTCTCATTTGGGGACATCTTAAAAGTTTTGTAGTTTTTGAACTCAGAACCAATAGGTTGGAACAGCTTGTCCTGTGTGTAATTCGACCTGAAGGCCGTCATGGAGCTGTCCATCGTAAAGGTTAGGGGCTCGTCAATCGACGTTGGGATACCTCCCGTCTCTACATCTCGAACCTTCCTGACATGAAGCTCAGTGGTTTTCTTGATGTTGTGGTCGGGGGCCTGGACCTTACGGTGGATCGTCAGGAAGCAGTCAGCTCGGTTGACGAACTTACCACCGCCCTCGGTGTCCTCAGCATACGGGGCTACAGGCAGACCATCGTCACCCTTGCGGCGTTGCGCTTCGGTTACAGCGTGCATGTTGAGCCATACGGCTACGTCATTGGCGTTGGAGAACGTAAGGAACTCCGAAGCCGCTTGGTAGTGGTAGTCATGACTGTTTCCCTGCCCGCTCAGCTCCAGCTTGAGGCTGTTGTACGGGTCTACCAGAACTGCGTCGAACTTCTGCTGACGATAAATCTTCTCAAGGAAGATGATGATGTCGCTGTAGCTGTACACCTGCTTGTTGCTGATGACTGTAAAGTGGTCGTTCACCCACTTGTATGCCGCCTTCCGCTGGTCGTAAGTCATGTCCCCAATCTTGCGGTTGGTTGCAAACTGCATGAGTGTCATCTTGAGTGAGGCCGTGCGATTCTCTGAGGAGTACACTACCCACTTCCAGTTGTGCCGACGAGCGGCGTTCACCATCAGGTACAGCATCATGGTTGTCTTGCCCACGTTGCTGTGTCCGTTGACGATAACGAACTCCTTCTTGTATCTGAAGTGCTCGTCCAGCTTTGCGTCACCCGTATCGAGTCCGACCTGGATGCGTCCGTTGGCGTAGTCATCAATCCACCTGAAGTCTTCGTCGTCAGAGGAGATGAAGGACATATCGCCGTCACTGATGAGGAGCTCACGCTGGGCGTTCTGCTCTGCACCGATGACATCCACCAGAGGGTCTTGCTTACCTCGCTCCAATCCTTCTCGGATGGTTTTCTTGGCGTGGTCCTCAGAGTCGATGTCTCGCTTGGAAATCTCCCTGAGCAAAATCCTAGCGGCCTCTTCCTCTTCGATCCTGCCAGCGGATACAAACCCACCGAGCAGTCGAGCGGCGTTCCTAAGTGCGGCATGCTTCTCCCCATCCTCCGCCTGACGAATCATTCGGCACGCGAGGTTCAGCTTCATGTAGTCCGTGAACTCACCAGCCTTAGCCTCTTGAACCTGTTCGCTTCGCTCGGATGCAAACGCCCCGAACTTTTGCGCCCCAGGATTGAGGATAAGGTCAGGGTCGTAGGACTCAAAGCAAGCGCGAGACTCGTTGACGCCAGACTCATCGACCTCAAGGTCGTATTGCTTGTTGAAGTAGTTCTTGAGGGCGCGGAAGTGATCGCGATGCCGCTCTGGGTTGGTTACACGGATGAGCGCCTTGAGCCCGTCACCCGATGGAGAAACCCAACAGGAATAGACGTAATCGTCAGTAGCCAGTACCGTCTTGGATTTCTCAACGTCGATGTGATCGAAGTCCAGTACAATAAGTCCGCTGTGGTCAAACAGACCTTCGTCACTGCGGTCCGAGAACTCCCCGCTAAAGCAGACAATTGGGAGCTTCTTCTTTGCATCCTTATCGCCATCACGAACAGCCTCAATCGTGATTTTCGATTGGCCCTCTCGGATCCTCCCAAGGGCAGTATGGATGTCCACATGGTGCGGGCTGTCCTTGTCGTACAGATTCTTGAAGAAGGTTACTTTCATCGGTGTATTGATCTTTAATTATGAATTGCAGGTACTCAATAGCTTTTAGGATGTCCTGCTTACCACCCTTGTTTTTGTGTCTACACACATACTTGATTACGTTAGCCTCCAAGAACGGGATGTCATTTTCTACAATGAACTCCACTGGAGGAATCTTCATGTCATAGTGTTTAGGCTTCATATTGCGTTGCTGTTTACGTATCCATGGGTTTTGATGTCCTTGCACTCCCTGATGATGATGCGCTTCTCACCCTTGAACTTCTTGCCGTAGCACTCTTGTGCCAGCCTTTCCATCGTTCGGTTGCAATGCTTCATGATGTCAGCAGGGGTGCAGTATCGGGACACCGCCCAGGATTCTTTCTTTCTGGTAGCCTTGTTCTTCTTGTAGGCCACCTCAAGAGTCATGGAGTATATCTGGGGCCTTGAGGTTTGCATTCCACTTGCGCTTTAGTTTCTTGGACATCCATACCATGTCTACCCTCTGTCCGATCTTCTCCCACGAATCTTGTCGAGTCAGGATGACGCAGTTATCACCCTCTTTGTTCGGAATGAACAGGAGCAGGAAGTCGGTGTCGAATTTAGGGACGGATACCGTGAAGTCTTTGTCGTAGTTCTCCGCGTGAACGTAGAAGGACATGCGCCTTCCGTTCTTACAGGCAGAGAAAGTTTGGGGGCTGAGAAACTCGATGTCCCTCAACCCCCATTCCATCATGGCGTATAGCCCAAACCCCTTAGAAAGGAAGGTCATCCTGAGCCACTTGCTGGCTGGCGGCCTTAGCCTCGCGCTTCTCCTTGGCAGCTTCGCTGTTCGGATTGAAGACACGGGCACAGGCCTTGCCGTTTTTACTCATGAAGAGAGTGAGGTATACGTTACCTCCTCGCCCTTCTTCATCACGGCGTGTAACGTACTGGTCAAGCATGTCCTTGAGTTCGTTGTCCTTGAGTCGGACGGACCATGCGATCAGCTCGTTATTGTCATTGTACTTGGGGTCGTCAGCCCAGCCGACGAGAACGGAGTCATACTTAGTATCGCTCATAATAGTGTATTGATTAGAATTGAAAAAATTGAGATTACGGTTGTGTAGATGAGTACCATGACGCCCCCTATAAGGAGCGGAGTACCCCATTCAGATTTTAAGTTGGAGATAATCCGATGAAGGTTGGGAGTCATTAATGAGGAATGATTGAATTTTACTTACTGCATCGTTGAACTTCATTTCCCCAGAAAAGAGAGTTTCTTCGGAGCACTCAATAATTGCGGGAAGATACGGCGAGGTCTTTTCTTGGGCAAGCCAATAGAACCTGTCAATATCGAACACCTTTGTGTAGATGTAGGCCTGAATGTCGTAGCTGAAGTCACGGACGCTGTACCTAAACTTAGAGATGGACTTGGTCGACTTAGAGTCTACAATAAACCCATCACCCAAGCAATCCAAGAAGCCTTTCACCTTGACAGGGCCAAGCATCTCGTTAAACTCTACCTGATACTGCCCGTCAGACAAGTACATAGAGGATAGTCCACATGCATCAAGCCTCCCGATCATGTCGTTAGCCATCTTCCAGTCCTCAGGAGACACGAGCTTATTCCCGTTGGATTCAGCCTCCTCTACGAGCTCCTTCTTGCGCTTCTTGAACTCGGCTGACATAGTGGGCCGTTTCATCTGCCTTACAGCGGATGTACACATGTCCAGGATCTTGTCGTCAGAAACAACCGTGTACAGATCCATGGCCTTTTCACGCTCAAACAGGAGCATGTCGTAAAGAGTTCCGAAATCCAATGCAGGGGACTCAAACTTGAGTTCACGCTTCATGTACAGGTCGAACTTAGCCATGTCGTCAAGCGCAACCTTGAGAGAGGAGTACGACAAGTGTGCCTTGCCGTACCTCTCTTCGAGGGCAGATGGAATATCAATCATTGAAATAGGGGTGAAGTGATAATGCAGTTGGACACCAGATACCTACGTACAGGGAGGCCATTTGACTCCCCGTAAACCAAAGGGTTAGGGAGAGTGTCATCGAAGCCAGCGCAAAGGCCAGCAGGAATTTCTGTGTATTGTTCATCGCACAAACTTTTTAAGTCCAGTCTTCTGCTTGTCAGTCAGCTGGTCACCATACTTGGTAATGATGCTGTCGAAAGCCTTTTTCTTGTCAACCGCACCCTTGATGTAGGTCACGGCCTTGTCCATGATCGAGACCTCGTCTTTCTTGGACTTGGCTGTCGTCGCAGGCTTATCGGGGGCTGAGTCCTGCTTAGCAATCGCATCTTGCACCTCATTCGCAGAAGCGATAGAAGCATCAATACCGATACCAAGCATAGCCAGAGCACGCCCTACAGCTGAGGTCTCGCAGTTCTCTACGTAGCTCGTCTTGTTGATGTTGCTTGCGGTCTTCACCTCGTGGGCATGTCCCACTGCAATCGTGTGTCCGTCTGCGTCGACGATGGAAGCTCGGCAAAGGCACTCGGCATCGGTGAGCATGGGAAACTCAGTATGGATGCCCCAGTTCTTGTACTGGTCCTCTTGACGAAAAAACTTGATACGCTCGTTGACTTCGACGTACTGCTTGCCACGGATGTTCGTGGTCTTGAACTTGTAATTACTCATTTGTTTTCAGTTTGCGGGATTGGGATTGAGTCGAGTTCGTTGCGGAGCACTGCGCACTCCTGTTCTAAAATGTAGATTTGATTTGTGAGGTTAGCAAGGCGGTCTGCTTTGCTGGTTGCTGAAAGCCGATTGTCTACGATAAGTTTCGCTTTCTCGTATAGGTCTTGATAACCCTTCCAGAACTGAAGGTTATCCATGTGATTGATGGTCATGTGTGCTATGGTCGATCGGTCTCGTCTGAGCACCTCTGCGACTTCTTGCTGATTGTCTGCCCAATGAGACAGGGCTACGCCGATGGCGTTACGCGCTTTGACTTGGTCTGCCCGCCGACTATCGTCGGGGAGCATGCCAATCGCCGCGTAATAAGTCTCGATGGCTGATAGCATCAAGAGCTTGCGATTGTGTGGGTTGAATTTCATTTGGGATGTGAATTTAGTGTGTTATTGTCTAATCCGCAAGGAAAAAGCGGACTTTGTTTCTTCGGGCTACTCACGGCCTGTCACGGGCTCTCCCCGCGCACCATACGTCCGCCCTGGGTCAGCGTTCTGACTCCGATTCCTTGGTGACTGACTCGTGGATAGCGGCGTACTTAATCATGGAGATGATGACAGACTCCATCTTATCGCGCAGGTTGTGCATCTCGATCTTTACGCCATCGTCGTATCCGAAGATGTCGCAACGCTCGTCGATAAACTTCGAGGCAATGCTGTTGTTGTGTTCGATGAACTGGTGGAGGTGTGCCGATGTGGGAACAGAAGTCCACAGCATTACATCATCTTCCAAGATGTCCTCACAGGCAAACACCTTGGCGACAACGTCTTCCTTGGTGTTCTCTGCGGTCATCTCCGCTACGATGCGGATGGCTCGCTCATTTGTCATTTGGTCGGTGGTGGATTAGAACTGGGTCACCAGTGCCGCGCTGGTCGGCAAATTCCCAGTCGGGGGTTACACAAATTTCTCCAGTGCTGAGCTTGTATGCCCAGATGCACTCGTCTTGGGGGTCGGTCACTATCATCAGTCTTTGTTTTCGATTTTGTAGTATTTGTCTGCGAGCTCGTGGTGCGACATGTCCGTCGACATATACTGGTCGAGGAGCTTAGCCTTGTCTCTGTATTTGAGTAGTCTGTTCAGCTTAACGCGGGAGTACGCCTCGGCTGAGCGTTCCCTTTTGAGTTCTACGACTGTCTGTACTGCCATAGAGACAGCCGCCGCCGAAACAAAGAGGACTGCAATTAATGATGTATCCATTATCCGATTGTTTTTCCGTAAATCTTTTCTTCTCGCTTCTGGTTCATGGTGACACGTATAAGGCGGCTATAGAAAGTGCGAGTAGGGCGATGGCGGTGTACGCCAGTAGCACCCAGAAACTTGGGCTATCCTTCATCTTGAGTTTTGAGTTTGAGTTTTGCTTCGTATCCATTGACCATGGCTTCCAGCATGATGACGTACCTGCGGTCGCCAGTCTCTTCGAGACGATCCGTCAGGTGTTCAATCATGGAGAGCATGTCGTTCATGTATTCATCGGTTATCATGTGCGGCTAATAGTTGGCGTTCAAGTGACGCGATGGTTGCTTTTAGGATGTCAATTTCCTTCTTGAGTTCGATCTTGTCTACGAGGTGGTTCGCCGCCTCTTCATCCACAGTATTGAAGTCGGATTGCAACTGGTCCAACCGCTCTTTCCACTCGTCGATAGCGGCAAGGGCCTCGACGTATCGCGCATGCAGAGAGTTGCATGAGGAGGTGATGGCGGCCATCTCGTCACCCACGGTGTCGAGGAAGACACCGATGTATTCGAGATTGTTAGCCATGGTGCGCAACGAAGACAGGGATAGTGTAGAGTCAAGTTTACCCACTTCCTCAAGGAGCCATTCGTTCCATTCGATGCAATCGATGATGCGCTTGTTTGCGCCTTCGATAGTGGTTTCCATAACGGGTGTGTTCTTGCTCATCTTGGGTTGGACAGGGATGTTCGGGAGTGTACCCACCAGGAACGCCTTGATTACCGTTGCGTCCTCGAAGTCATCGTCCTCTACGTTTTCAGACCAGAGCAGTCGGTTGACCGCTTCGATAGCCTGTGCCGCCGTGAACGTCTCGTTCGGGAGCGGGTTGTCGATGTTGTTCAGTTCTTCTTTAATCATTGCGTGAGGATGTTCATGATTGTGAGTTTAGCCATTCGTCGGCGCGGAAGATGATTTCCGCATCGGAGATTTCTACATAGACATCGTTACCTACGTGAACGTAGACAGACGAGTCGTCATCTTGGTATGCGTTTACGTCGATTGACTCGAAGTGCTTGAGGCAGTCCTCGATAGTTGACTTGTTCATTGGTTCTTGTATCGTTGGATGAGTTCTTTCTTCGGGTTGTCGTAGAAGTCTTGCATTAACTTCATCTCGTTGAACCTGTCCCCATCGCGCAGGGCGTTGGCGAGTTCGTCCAGCCAGTCACGTTCGTACTCGATAACCCACTTGTTGAAGCGGAGGTCAAGGATAATCATTGCAATTTCTTGCAGGCTCTTGCGCTCAATCTCACGGACTACTCCGTCGATGCGTTCTTGTTTGAATGTGTTCATGGTTGTGAGTGTTTAAATGTTTGTACCCCCAAGAGGAATCGAACCTCTATCTGCGGTTTAGGAAACCGATGCTCTATCCGTTGAGCTATGGGGGCGGGGGAGCTTACTCCCACTCATCCATTTCGTCCATGCCTTCCTGCCAAGTAAAGCCCGTCATGGAGTCCTTTTCGGTAGGGTCCGTACCCTTCTCGGACGTGAAGCCGAGGTCGTGGAACAGAATCGCCGCGTTCGCCTCTTCCAATCTGCGGCCCTCTTCGTCCTGTGGCTGAGGGGTGCGACCCTCTGCGTCGAGGTAGACACGCTTGTTCTCTTGGTTGCGTCCAAACTCGGTGATGCTCGACGGGCATTGCACCTCATCGTTCTCTGCCATGTCCAAGGCTCGGCTCTTCATGTACTCGACACGGACCAGGTTTAGGTAGATGCACCCACGTCCGTGGTTGTAGGTCATCATGATGCCGTAGGTGGCAGGGTCTTGGTCGTACCGCTCAGCGAGAGCCTGAGCCTCGCGCAGTTCACCAGCCCAGTACGAGTACGCCCCCTCAGGATCCGTGGGTGAGATGACGGTGGCTTCCGCATCATTAGCGTAGTAGTAGAACCCATAGGATTGCGGGTTGAGGAGTGCGTCACAGGTGACGATGCTCTGACCGAAGGCGATGGCGCGACCGAGAGACTCGGCGAAGGCGCGGGTGTTGGTGTTATTGTTCAGCATTGTTCTTGTGCTTTTTCTTTCGTGTGTACTTGGACTTGTCTTTGTGTACTCGGTTAGCGGGTTGCTTGAAGTACTTGCCGTCAGGCAGGGTCTTGTTCAAACTCATTGGGCAAGGTTCCGAAGGTTTCGTAGTTCAGGTGCGGGTTCCACTCCTTCATGTCCTCCACAATCTCGCGGGCTTTCATGAGTGAGTAGTCTCGCTTCTGCGTCTCCGTCCCTGTACGCTGTGGTGAGGGGAGACCGATGTACTTCAGCCAGCTACACCCTTCCTCGGTGTCGTACACGTCGATGCTGTACTTCTCTTCTCCGTTACGGATGGAGCGGGCGATTGAGTTGACGTAGCCTTCTACTGCGTCGAGGTATGCGATTAGTTTGCGATTCATGTCTGTGAGTGTTTAGAGTTTTTCTTCGTACATATCCATCAGGCCTTCCATGATGTCCAGCAAGTCTTGGCGGGTGTAGTCCCACCAGTTGACGAACGGGTCCATCTCGTCAATCCAGTCCCGCATCATTCTCATGAAGCAGAGGTGGGTGTGGATGGCAACGTCTGGGTGAACCTTGTCTTTGTTCAGGTCGGCGATGTGCGCCTCGGTGGATGAGGGTTGATTCATGTGTTGTGAGGTTTGAATTATCGTGGACAAAGTTACAACGATTGTTCCTTATTTCCAAATTTATTTTACCTCCTCTTTAGAGGAGAGTTCTTGTGCGTTCATGTTTGCTTGTGCGAGGATCCGCCCCATCGTCCACGTGTCGTAGTTTGGCTCCCTAATGCCCTCAAGCTGGGCGGCCACGGCGTACCAAGTCCGTGATTGAAGCGGGTCGGACACGTCCCTCCAGTTCTGGATGGACATGTCGATGAGTTGCTCGACCATGGCTTTGTGTGTGCGGTTCACGTCCGCTTCTGTGTACTTGTTCATAATGTTGTGATTCGGTTGTCGTTCGTGTAGACCATCTGCTTCATAGCTTGGATGGGGAGGTAGTGGGTGCAGGTGTCGTCGATGTCCACCATGACATCCTGCGGATACTCAAGGTCACGCACCACCTCAGCGAGGCAGTCGTAAGCGTAGATGAGGTTGGTGACGTAGCCGTTGCGGACGAGCGGGGTGTCTTTGTCGTCTCGCAACCGAGTCTTGATGCGCCCCACGTCGAGGGAGATAGTCTCCTCTGCCATGCGGATGGCGGTGGACTTGCGTGTGATGGTGAGGACCATGTCATCCATCTGGTCGTACACAACCACGCCGTCACCGAGCATGACCCCGTCATACACCTGGATGAAGAGGGTGTGGGCAGACTCGAAGTCCACTTGCCCTGCAAGTTCAGGGGAGAAGTGGTCAGGTGCGAAGCAGACCCTGTGCCACCCGCCGTGCTTGCACTGGTCGTGGATGACTTTGATGTGCTTGATGTCGACACCAAGCTCGTCACACAGGCCAGAGTAGTACTCGTGTGTGCTGTGAATCCACTGGTCGATGTACTCCTCGACCATAGCCTTGGCGAGGCCAGGAGCCTTCACATCCTCGATGCGGCGGCAGGTGGTGTCTGAGTATCCCTCGTTCATGCCTCCGATGGAGTCGATGACGAAGTAGTGAGGGGCAATGCGTAGTGCAGTGTTCATGAGTGTGAGTTTTGAATGTCGTTGGCTGAATTGCCGTGGACAAAGTTAAGGCAAATGTTCCTATCTACCAAATTTATTTTCTAAGTGGCTGACTTTCAGCACTCTTTGCTTCTGACGAGCAGGTCGGTGAACCTGTCGTCCTCTCCGTCTGTACGCTCCAGCGCCCAGTCAAGGACAGCATCGAACCCGTAAATGGTCTCGTTGGGGCGGCGATTCCGCTCAAGGTCCTTTTCACGCACCCACCGCTGTACACGGATGGGGCGACCAAGGTCCATGGCGTGGTCGAGGTGGTCCGCAAGGTCGTCGAGGATGTTGCCATCGTTGCGCTGATAGATGTCGCCGTTGGCGGCGTGGATGAGATACGTCTGCATTAGTCCGTGTACTTGAGGGTGATACCGACAGCCTCGCTCAGCACCTTGCCGAGCGGATTACCCATCTTCTCGATGGTGTCGATGGGGGTGGCGATGAAGAACATCTCCGCCAACATGAGTGCCTGTTGCACCTTTTGGATTTCGTCTTGCGTCATGTCTGTATTATTCGTCGTTGAAGTGGTAGTTGTACATCTCGTCAATCTGTGCGTCTGTGTCACCACTGAGTGACTCTTCGATGGATTCGTAGACGTAGTGGTACATGGCTTTCCAATCCATGCCTTCGATAACGCTTTCGATGTAGCGTTGAATTTTCTCTTCTCGTGTCATGCTTGTCTGTTTGGGCAGGACAGGGAATCCTGCGTGTGGGTTTGTGTCTGTCATGTCTGTGTCAGTTGAAGCAGTATCCGCACTCGTTGCAGAAGGGGTGAACGTCCGTGTACTCTTGATACTGGTCATCGAAGGTGACGTTGCCGCAGTCAGGGCAATCGACCTTGTACACGCACACAAGATCCGCGAACTCTGTAGTGCCTCGCCTGTCTGACTCGTCCTTGGGGAGGTACTCGTCGAGGGCCTTCATGACCTTGTCTACAGGGAGGCCTGTGTCAGGGTGGTAACCGAGGCGGCGGAGGATGCGGACCGCAAGGTCACGCTTGTAGTCTTCGTAGTTCATGTCTTAGAAGTGTTTGTGGATGAGGGTGTGCAGGAGGAGTTGGTTCTCAATCTTGGGAATGAGGAGGTCGGCCTTGAGCAGGTCCACCACTTCGTCGACCTCGACCACGAGGTTCGGGTCAACTTCGCACTCCGTGCAGATACCGAGGAAATCGTTCTTGGTCATGTGTGTCTGTATTAGAGGGTGATTTCTTTGCTGTTCTCGATGCTGTAGATGGCCTTCTCTTCGCGCATCCTGCCGAGTGCCTTTGCCACGGAGAGGTCCTCCACGAGGGTGGTGACATCGAAGACAATGTCCTCACCATCCACCCATGTGCCGACACACAGGGGGTGCTGGGGCATCCATCCGTGTTCGTAGGCGGCGTGCCAAGTCTGCTCGAAGAGCCGCTTGAACTCCTTAAACAGGACCTGTGGGTGCTTAGAGTCGAGGTAGCCCTCGGCGATGTCCTCCCGAAGCTCCACCATGGACAGGCGAGCCTCAGGGACACAGCCACCGACTGCGTGACCCCAACAGGGACGCCATGGGTCGGTTGGGAGGTCGTCGTAGTTGAGGGTCCCAGACTTGAACGTGTAGCGTGGGTGTCCAGGGGTGAGCAGAATGGTGTCTCCGCCGTCAGCGAGGGTGCGACCGAAGGATTCGGCGATGAGTTGGAAGTGGGGGTATTCGTAGGTCTTCATGCTTGTGTGTTTGCGAGGTTGGTGAAGTAGAGGTCGTAGCTCTGTGCGAGGTACTCTACCTCGTTTTCGTGGATGCGGAACACGATGTCATCTACGTCTGTGGAGATGTACACCATGTCGTCGTTGATTCCTGCGATTTCTGCTTCGGTCATTCCGCAAGCAATGTCGTTGACGTAGGCAACTGCCTTTTCGTACTTCGTCATGTCTGTGAGTGTTTGAATGTGTGTGTCTGTCAGAGCATCATTGAGACGCTCCACGCATTGATGAAGTCGGGGATGTCGTCGAAGGAGAGGGCGTACACCTCCCCATCCTCCTTGAAGGTGACGAAGTTGTCATAGGTTGACATGTACTCCATGTGTGGACCCGTCACTGACGTGTCGATGACGTGGATGAGGCTCTTGAGTTGGGTGATGAGGTTCTCCATGTGTGTCATGTGGTGTGAGTGTTTGAATGTTCGATTGAGGTGGTGTCGAATCGGACCGCTAAGTTAAGCACATCGAATCCACATTTCCAAATCTAATTTCTTACCCTTTAGGGTAGATTGCTTCGAAGGCCTCTTGCTGGCGGGCCATCTGTGCCACTTCCGTGTTTGTGTACATCACGCAATCGCCACACGATAGGCGGAACACGGAGGCGCCGTGGGAGGTGAACAGGGGTTCTGCGTTGAGGTAGGCCGCCGCCTTCAGAGTGTCAATCATCATGTGTGGTCGATCTTGTGTGTGTGTGTGTCTCAGAGGCAATCGTCCATGGAGATTTCGTCAGCAGGACAGCCGTAGCCATCCTGAAGGGCGGCCCAGCGGACAGCG